AACGACAAAACAGCCCCGCCCCAGTTCCGAAGAATGGGGCGGGGCTGTTTGGCGGAAGCGGGGACTCAGATCACCGACCATCCAGTGCCGTTGGAAACCAGTTTCAGCACTCCGTAGTTCGTGTTGATGGTCTTCGACGTGGCACCGTCGATCGTCTCACCCGCTGCAGCGTTCACGACGATGTTGTTCGTCGCCGCGTTACCGGCAGCGTCCTTGATCGTGAGCATCGTGCCCGCACCGGGACGCGGGATCGCCAGCGCGTTGCCAGAAGCGGTCGGCGGAAGATTCACTGTCGTCGCGGCCGACCTGTTCACCAGAATCACGTCATCGACATGGGCAGCCGCATACGGGGAAGCCGTCACTGTGATGATGTGGGCAGGCTGGATTGCGTTGTGCAGCTGGCTCAGCTTCGGCGGCAGTACCCGCCCAACGACAATCAGGGGTTGCACTGCCGCCGGCACATTCCACGGGATCTGATTCGTCGTCACGTAGGCATCCGACATGTCGACCGACAGATAGATGCGGTCGGTTACAGCGATATTGCCGAGGCCATACAGCATGTGCGGGACGACGTCCGCCGACGACAGGCACGAGTACTTGAGATCGATCACCGCCTTGAGCAACTGCATCGAAGCCCCGGACGGCTGAATTGAGATGCCATGCGTTGCCCCGTTTGCGAAGCCCCGGGCACGGTTGCTGATGTCCACCTCCAGGTCGAGATCGTAGAACCCATCGCCCACCCACACGGGGCGGAGCGTCGGTCCGGCGACAACCTCACCCTCGATGTAGACCTTCGTGTTCCGCATCCTCACGACGCAGGGATGCGCCGCGGGAGTGATCGGCGCGAGTCCCGACCGCCACAACCGAATGCCCGCGTACGACGCACCGGATTGGGCGACTGTGTTGTTCAACTTCACGTCGGCCTTGAAGGTGTCGATGTCAACGAATGGCACAAATCCGAACGCGACGATCGAGTTACCGGCAGCGACGTCGGATACGACGTTTCTGCTGCGGCTGTCCCGAATCCGTATTCCGGGCAGTGGCAGCCCACCGTTCGGATTGAGCCACCAACCCTTGCCCGGCGTCAACTCGTTGACCGCCGAGCACCGCGCATAGCGGATGTTCTGCATTTCGTGATCGACGAGCACGACGTCCGCGCCTGATGCCGCTGACGCGGCGGTCGACGTATCGATGCCGCGAATCAGGGTCAGCGAGGTGGCGGACGCGCGCTGGTAGAGAGCGACTTCGCTGCCGATCCGCACCACTCCCGATGCGGGGAAGTTCGCAGGGAGTGTTGCAACTGTCGCAGTGGTGGCTACGTTGTCCAGAGCGGCCGTCAGCGTGGTCTTCGTAGGACCCGCTGCCGACCTGGCGGGCGGGCTGAAGTTCGTCACGTAGTAACTCGCCGAGTAGGTGTTCCGCATCTCGCAGTCGTTCACAGATGCCGATACCGGCTGATCCAGCTCGATGCCGACGTCAGCAGAATTCACGCCGACACAGCGCGAGAAGAGCACGTTGCCAACTGGGCAGTCCTGCCCGACGAGGTAGTTGTACGAGCCCGAGTTCATCGTGGGGAGCAGGTTCGTATCGTGAAAGCAGTCTTCGAACAGCACCTCATCGATCCACGACGTCGCCGAACCAGCGACACTGAATCCGCATTCTCCGCCAGTGATCCTGACCCTTCGAACGTTGATCCGCTCCGCTTTGCCACCCGATCCGACCCCGAGGTAGAACCCGAAACGCAATGACGGAGTGAACGAGCCCAGCCCGTTGCTGTACTGAGTCGGCACGTTTACGACGTCGACGTCCTCAACTGTGATGTCACGGAAGATGGATGCGGTGCCTGCGGTTGATCCGACGTTGTTGTTGCCCAACAGCACGTGGTCGTAGAGGTACCCGTCGATGTAGTCGCCGGCCTTCAGTGTCTTCGCGGAAGTGGATGTGTTCCACAGTTGCATCGTGGTCGTGACACCACCACCGGGCAGAGCGAACAGCAGCCGGGTGCCCGCGAGCGTGCCGACTCCCCCTACCCGTGCGGAGGCCCACTGCGTACCGGCTCCGACGAACGATGAATTGTCCGCCACCGTCACAGTCGTGTACTGGCCGGGCTGCAAAGTCACGTCGGCGGCGACCGTGGTAGAACCGAGCATGGCCGGTGTCACTCCACCTGCATCCACACTGAAGCCGCGAACGGTGATGTTCGCGAACACATTGCCAGCGCCGGTCCCGTACAGGTCGAACAGCCGCGGTACCGAGCGTGACAGTACAAACTTCGTCGCCTGCTTGCCCGCACCTTCGATAAGGAGTGGCTGAGCATTCGCGGGGATCCGGAGTGCCCCGACCCCGCCCTGGCCCGAGAGTGTGACGGCGCCCGCACCGATCCGCAGGACACCAGGCTTGCCTGAGGCGTTCCACTCGCCGATGAGCGCCTGGAGTTTCGCGAAGTCGTCCGGAGTCCCGGTCGGGATGAACGTGTTCGTGTAGAGGTCTGCGGGGGCGTACTCCGCATCCCCGACCTCAGTGACCCGTTCATCAACCTGATCCTGACTCAGCCCGGCTGCACCCCATACGATCGTCGCCCCTGCTTTGATCAGCGCCTGGCCGTCGATTCCGCCGACGGGGGTCGTTACCTTGGTGCCGAGCTCATCAGAGAAGGGTCCAGTTGGCTGCAGCTTGGCCTGCTCCAGCGACCCGTCCTCGATGTGAGTGTTGGTCACGGCCCCAGGCGCGATCTTGCTTGAGTCGACCGATCCATCCAGCAAGCCGCCCAGGGAAATCCCGGACCCTTCAGCGGGCCACCCGGAGTGGTAGACGTAGATCATTCCGTCAGCCTCGACGAAGAAAGCCGATCCCTCCGCCGGCGCAGCGGGGAGACCCGCATACGTTGCGACCTGGCCGTCGATCTGCAGGCCGTCGCCCTGGGGTCCAGGGACGGTGCTTTCGAGCGATGCGATCCACTGCGCCTCGGTTCCGACAAATCCCTCGGATACGGCGATCTCGTACGCCGATGCCCCGGGCACGTCGCTAGCGAGGGACGCCAGCCAGGCGGCCTCGTTGCCCACAAAGCCATTCTGAACGGCGATCTCGTAGGCAGATTTGCCCGACGATTGAGCGGCGTCTTCGGCGGCCTGCGCAGAGAGCGCCGCGGCGGATGCCGATTCTTCCGCATCCAGGGCTGCTTCCACAGCTCGCGAAACGACAGGGCTCGGTTGCGGGATGTAGTTCTGGATGTCCGGCCACAGCGGGATCGGGTCGTCATCCGGGTGGTCGCGAATGACCAGGTCATACTCCTTCCCACCCCACGACACTTTCGCCGGACCAGGCACGAGCGACGGCGTAGTCAGCACCCCATCGACCGGCTGAACGTCCACCCAACCGTTGGTGATGATCACCGATTCGTCGGCACTCGGGCTGAGGTTGTCTTCGCGGTAGAACCAGAAGCGGGTCTGGTCTCCAGCACCTGCAATGTCGGTGATGGGCTGCGAGTAGACAGTCACAATCTCTCCTCTAATCGTCGATCAGGTACGGCCACAGCTCATCGGGTGACGTCATCGCGTTCGTTCGACCTCTACCGTCATGCCGCCGGCCCCCACTCAGGGACAGTGATGTTGTGGGCGACCAGCTCGTTCTCGAGCTGTCGGATGCGCGTCTTGTTCTTCCGCTCATTCGCCTCGCTCTGAGCGGTGAGAGTGTCGACTTTCCCCTCAAGCCGGGCGTTGTCGGCGCGCAGCGCGGCGACGTCGGACTTGAGCCCTTCGATCGTTTCTTTCCAGTACTCGGCCGCGGACTTGAACGCATCCTGCTCGGCCTTGAGGCGGATCGGCTCGACGGCTGCATTCTCCGACGATCGGCCCGAGATCTTCGCGACGATGATCGCTCCGATGATCGTCACGACACCGCTGAGAATCCCCCACAGCGGCGCAGAAGCTGTCCCCATCAGTCGCCCTCCGGCTCAGTACGTTTCGGCAAGAGCCGGTCACCGCCCAACTCGATTGCGTTCGGCCACGACGAGACGAGTGTGACGATTGCGGACAGGCCGAGGTAGATGATCGAGCTGACCCACCCGGTCGGGGCGAACCCACCAATCCACGAGATCAGAAACATCGATCCCCACAGCATCGGCGTCACGGCCAGCGCCATGAATCCAAACCGATCAGTCCTGGGCGGGTCATACAAGAGCGCACTGACCAGCGCCACGACCCCGGCGAGAAGCCAGGGCCACGCGAGGACAGTGAACGGGAACCAGTCCGGCAACCAGCCGAACGTCGCTCGGCGCGTTGGGGTGATCCCGGCGACGATGTAGCCGTAGCCGATCAGGCCGTAGATCATCGCGAAGAGGACGAGGAACTTCCCTCGGTGCCCGTTGATTCGGCGTGTCAGCGGGCGGGTGAACCGGTCGAGATGCAACCGGGTCCACACCGCCCGCAGCGCACGGTCAGGCATCGAGTTCGGTGTCGGTGACCTCGATGACCTCACCGTCCACGGGCGCCAGGGTGGGCAGTCCCTTGGCGGGGCCGCGGTTCTCGGTGAGCAGCGAGGTCACGACGGACAGCAGGACCGTGGTGCCCGCGATCGTCAGCGAGCTGGGCCAGTCGATATCGGTGATGCTGCCGGTGACCGGGATCGCCGCGGCCAGAGATCCGGCGCCGGTGCGCACGGCCCGGTCCGCGAGGTCGACGAGGAAATTGCCCGACGTGACCGCGGTAGCGGTGCTCACCGCGAGAACGAGCGATACCAGGGCGGCGAGGGCCGCGGCGCCGAGCAGCGTCGACCACGACACCGACACAATCGTGACGCCGGCGCCGAAGAACACCAAGATGTTCTGTAGGAAGGATCGGCCGGCTCGGTCGAGAGCGTCCAGCCAGAAGGTTCGGGAGTCGAGGCTCCCCATGTCGACGGTGGCTTCCACGACGACAGGGATGAAGTTCTGCTCTTCGGCCATGATCAGTTGCCGCCCTTCAGTGCTTTGAGGATCTCCGCCTGCTGGGCGAGGATCTGATCGTTCTGGTTCTTCACGTGCGCGATGCCGTCGACGAGGGTCCGTGCGGCCACCGCCGATCCTTCTCCGTCGCCGAGTTGGTCCCAGCCGCCGAACGATTCACCGTTCTCGGAGGTCGGTCCGCCGAGCTGCTCGAGGATGACGGCGACGGCTTCGGTGAGGAACCGGTAGCGCGTCGGGTCGGTCTCGACGGCTTTGCCGAGGATCTCGAATCCTTGGCCGTTCGGTCCGACGAGCTGCGTCTCGACCCTGTCTGCTACTGCACCCATGATTTCTCTCTCCTGTTCCGGTAGAAGGCGATCCCCGAGCGGGAAGCACCGGTTGTATCGGTTGATTCGGTCTGCCAGACCGTTCTCGCCGCCGTTGATGACGTGGGTCGAGTTTGTGACCTCGCGGTTGGCGGCGAATCTGTTGAGGTCGCGTGTGACCCAGTAGTAGGCCGCCGCGACGAAGCCCCACCGCGGTTCGGCGACGAGGTCTGGGTTGTTCTCGAACAGGGCCGGATCGCTCGTGAGTCCGCGCTGCGCGGCCCACTCACCGAATGAGCGGTAATTCGAGCGCCCGGTGAGCTGAATCGCACCTCTGCCGCGGTAGCGGTACCCGTCCCCTGGGTTGACGTTGCCGAGCCGTCCGTCGTAGGTGAGCTGGTCGCTGGTCGGCCCCCAGAGTTCCCGGAAGAACGCCAGTCCGACCGACTCGTGGCCGATCTGAGCGCACCACAGCATGGCCCGAAGGGCAGTCGTCACGTCGGCGATGATCATCGCCTCGTTGCACGGGCCTGCGAGTGCGTCGTAGTCGACGCCGGGCTGGTTGCCCATCGCCTCCGCGAGTATTTGTCCGTCCATCAGTCCTCCTCGTCGGGCAAGTGCAGGTAGAGCGCGAGCGGGTGGCGAACGCCGCGGTACTTCTCGTTCGCGTTGGACTGCCGCTGGATCTGGAAGTCGACGCGAAGCCCGGTCATCGCGACGTAGTGGTCGGTGAGCCTGTCCTCGATCAGGTGCCGCAACGGATCGCTGCCCGGCCTTGGGAAAAGCGCGTCGTAGCGCTCGTCGTCGAGCAAGACGCGGATATCGACGTCGCGGTAGTCCGCGCGCTCAAGGCAGGACCCGACGAGGTAAGGCGACTCGTCGAGCACCTCGCGGACGAGGACGGAGGCGAGGTCGGGTTTCGTGAGGGCAGGCACGTCGAGGTAGCACCACGGCTTCTGCGCCATTACGCCACCGGCCCGACGAACTGGGTGAGGATCGGCAGCCAGGCCGCGTCATCGTCGTCTTCGTTTGCCGGTGCCGCCGGCCGCTCCACCGGGGCCGCGCTGTAACCCTTCGGTGCGATCAGGGATGCGATCTTCTCCCAGGACAACCAGTAGTTGTGGATGCCACCGAAGTTCGCAGGGTCCGCCACATACACGCCCTGGACGTCGTCGTACCCGACGATCGCGATGTAGTGGTAGACCGTGTAGTTCGGATATCCCGGGGGATGATTGCTTGCCGGCGCCACAATGTTCGCCACGACCCCATTGCCGCCATCGATGGACCGCTTCACGTCCGACCGCAGAAGGTCCACCTGCGCGCCCGTGGGCGGGTCATTCGGTATCTGCCGGGTGACATACGGCTGCCCGGTACGCCGACCGAGGACCGTCGTCACCTGGACGATGGAGTCGGTGCCGTCCTGGTCATTCCAGCCCACGTTCCCTTCCAGCGCCTCGAGTTCGTACGCCAGCTGCGACTCGGCGACGTCGATGCCGCGGGCCGTGAGCACGATCTGCGACGAAGCGGGCCCGCAGTTGTAACCGGTCTCCTGCGTCGAATAGGTGTGGTCGAGAATCAGCATCACGCCTTCCCCTCCCCTGCGACGGGCTCGGGCTCGGGCTCGGGCTCGGGCTCGGGCTCGGGAATGACGATTTCGTAGGGCTCGCCGTGTTCGAATCCGCCGGCTGCCCATAGCGCACCGGCATGATCAGCGATTCCGGTCACCGATCCTGGCAGTTTGTTCATCACGATCGCACTGCCATCGGACCGTGCAGGAACGATCAGCGTTTCAGGCTGCCCGAACCCTTCGACGGCGAAGACGACGACATAATCGTGCGCCTGCCCCTGGACCCGATCGGTCAGTGGCGCAGACAATCTGTACAGGTGCGCGACACCGGCATACCCGCCGATGTCGGAACCGATCTGTGTTGCAGTCGGCATGATGTTCCCTTCAGTCATTGAAATATTCGAAGACGATCACCGAACCGTGCCCGCCGATGCCCCCCTTGCCACCGACCGTGGAACCCCCGCCGCCGCCACCACCGCCACCGGCCGGGAAACCGCCGTTACCTGCGGTGCCACCAGCACCGGAGGCGTTGTACGCACCGCCGCCACCGCCAGTACCGCTGCCGACGATCACCCACAGGTTCGATGCCGTCACATAACTCGTGCCGCTGCCGCCGATCGACCCACCCTGAAAGTCCAGCGTCGACACGTCGCCGCCGTACCCGTGGTCGGTGTCCGAAGGGATTACGGTTCCGTTCTGCCGGTACCCGCGCCCCGCGCCACCGCCTCCACCGCCCGACAGCAGCGAGATCACCCCGTGCGTCGAGTCGCCGCCGTTCGCGCCTTGGGCGCCGCCGTCACCGCCCCGGATCACCGACAATCCGCCGGTGCCCGCGGTGAACGGGTCGGGTGCGCCCGTGCCGCCCTTGCCTCGCAGCACATCGCCGAACAAGGTGTCGGCACCGTTGCCGCCGGGTGACCATCCACCGCCCAGCGGTGCGGACAGTCCGCCCCATCCACCGGGTCCGATCTCGACGGGGATTGTGTCCGGCAGCGAGGCGGCATCGATGCGCCGCTGTGTGCGCACGCATCCGCCTCCACCTCCGCCGGCGCCGCCGAATCGTGCGGTCGTGGTGTTGTTCGCGGTGCCGGTCGCCCCGCCGCCACCTGCACCACGCACGATCACCTCGATGGCGGCCAGATCTGGAGGCTTCGTCCAGGTGTCGTTGGTGGTGAACACGATCATGTTGACCCTGCCCACGGTTATGTCATCCGTTCGATGATGAACAGGATTCCGTTGCCGCCTCGGCCGCCGTTGCCTTGACTGTTGATCGAGGTACCCGGACCGCTACCACCACCGCCGCCGCCGGGGAACGCGCCGGTTCCCCCGTCGTTGAACCCGGCCGCGCCTCCACCGCCGCCACCGCCGCCCGTCGCGACGACCGTCGCCGGCGGAGTGCCGTTATTCCCGGCCCCGGATGCGGTCGCTGCACCGCCCGGGGATACACCGCCAGCGCCGCCAGCTCCGCCCGTGACGCCCAAACCGCCACCGCCACCACCACCGCCACCGCCGCCGCCGTTCAGCGAGTACGGCGACACCGATCCTTGGCCGGTGGTGTTCTGGACTTCGGCTGCCGGATCCTGCCCGCCTTCTGCCTGCCCGTTGCCACCGCGTCCGCCGGGGATCATGCCGATCCCACCGGCACCGCCGGTCGCCCCGTAGGATGTGCCCTTCGCGCCGCCGTTGCCGCCGCCCGCCGTGAGCCATCCACCGAATGAGACGTTGCCGCCGCCCTGCCCGACTCCGCCTGCGGTGCCACCGGCACCGCCGCCAAGCACGGTGATCGGCACGGGGTCGTAGGTGCTGCCCGTCTTGGGGAGCAGTGACGCAGGAACCGTGGTGTGGATCTCGCCACCGCCGCCGCCCCCGGCACCGCCCGACCTGTTGCCACCGAAGAAGTTCCACTGCCCGGACCCACCGCCCCCGCCGGCCGCGATGAGGATCAGGTCAATCGATGTGATGCCCGGAGACGGGTAGTAGGTGCCGTTCGAGACGAAAGTGATCGCGTTGCCCTGCAGGATCAGTGAGTCGAATGCTTCGCGCAACTCGAGCAGCTGCGACGTGTGATCCTGAATGATCGCCAGATCTTTCACGTAGTTGCTGTTCACGTTGCCGAAGATGGCCGACAGGATGTTCGGGAATCCGCCGAGCAGCAATCCCAGAAATCCCTGAGAGCCGAGCGCGTCGGCGAGATCGCCGACGTCGTCCCAGCCGGTGTTCGGTCCGCCGGGTACGAAGTTGTCGGGTGAGGTCACGAGTCCTCCTCCGGTGGCGAAGTGGTGGTGCTGGGCTCTTCCATGGCTTCCCGGAGCAGCTCAGCTTGCGCGTGACCGGGGAGTACGGCGAGCTGTGCGCGGATGTGCGCGTAGGGGTCGGCACGTTTCGGTTCGGGCATCTTCTTCGATCGCCACTGCCCCGGGTTGTGCGGATGGATCGGTCCAGTGATGGGTGGGTCGTACCGGTCGAGTGACGCCTCGACGGGCCGGAAACCCAGCCGCTCCAAGTGTCGACAGAACGAATTGATGTCGTCGGGCTCGAACGTGGCGGGCGCTGACCCGGCGCCGTTGGTCGGCGGATGCATCAGCGCGTAGGCGTACGGGTGCATGGTGGCTGGCAGGGCCGCCTGCAGTTCTTCGGGTGTCACAGATGTCTCCTGGTCTATATGGCGCTGCTGTGTTGGCGCAGCGCGCTGCTGACGGCTTCGAGACCGCGCAGCGCACGGGTGCCAGCCAATTCCTCGGACCGGTAGTCACCGACGTTGATCTCCCACGGCTGGTCGGGATTGGCGCGGTCCCAGGACTGCCGCACGGATGCGATGTGCGAGAGCCAGATCCGATTTCCGATCTCGAATCCGCAACGGTGCCCGTCGTCGATATGCAGGCCAATGCGGTAAGGCGCCGCATCGTCGACCTCGGCGGCGAACGACACATAGCCGCGAGCCTTGTGCAGACCCACGCGGATCGTCTGCAAACCGGACGGCGACACCGCGACACCGCCGCCGGCCTCGAACCCGCCCTTGTGTGAGTACGGCCCCATCCGCGCCTTGCGCTGGTAGTCAATCCCGATGGCCCACGCGAGAATGATGTCCTCGACGGCCTTGTCGAAGATGCCGAGCGTGAGCCATGGCAGGCCGATCGCGCTGCCGAGCAATCCGAGCAAAATGTTCGAGATGAGCTTGGCGCCCTGGTTGATGGAGTCGGGCGATTTTCCGCCCGTCATGATCGAGTGCTCAATCGGCTTGTGGATCACCATCTTCGACTTCAATCCGCGGTGCTGACCGCGACGGAAGATCGCGAAGGGGCCGTTCGGATCGGTGTTGTTGGGGTCGTCGTTCGGGTCCGCGATGGTGACAGTGTCCGAGGTTCCGTCCGATCCGAAGATGCGCAGCAAGTCGAGGATCGGGTCGAGAATCGTTCCGGTGACACCGGGGATCATGGCCCGCTTCTTGACGTCGAACACGAACGTCGGCCGGTCGAGAATGAAGTGGGTCGGGCACGGCTGCGGATCCCCGGGCTCCCACAGGTCGGCGGTCAGTTGCAGTCCGCCGTCCTCGAGCGTCGGGTGAACCAGATCCCAGAAGTCGTCCATCCGCGCGCCGAGCGCGGTCCACGGCCCGACACCATCGCGTGATTCGATGTACGGGATCATCATCATCGGCCACTTCGCGTTGTCGAAGTTCGCCTGCCAGTTCGCCGCGTTCCAGATGTCGAAGAACGGGATCCACAGCGGTTGCTGCTGCCGCAGCAGGTTCCGGTGCGCGTAACCCTTGATCACCTTGATCGAGTTGCCCGCCTGGAAGTCGATCTTCGGCGCCTGGACAGTCAGTGGCGCGAATGTGTTCGGCCAGCACTGCCAGTGTTTGGCCTCGTCGAGGATGTGCCGGGCCAGGGGCCGGACGATCGCCTCGCCGTGCTCGTCCTCGTCGTACTCGATGTCGTAGACCTTGAAACAGGCCTTCTTCCATGGGGAGCGGAACACCAGGAACATGTCGTGATCGAGGGAGAGGCCGTCGATCAACCAATCGGCGAGATCGTCGCGGCCGTCGATGCCGACCGACGCCTCACCGACCTCGTTGCACATCGTCTCCCACGAGGCGTCGTACTCGCCCTCGACCTCACCGACGAGGGCGAGGTATTTGTCGTGCATCGTGATCCGGGTCCGCAGGAGCGCGAGCGCCGCCTCTTCGTTCTCCTGGGCGTCGATCGCCGCGAGGTCAGCGTCGAGGTTGTAGCTCACAGACGATCACCCCCATGGCATCTCGTGGTAGCGCGGCAAGTGGATGCGCAGCTCGGCGGGGACCGTCGAGCCCTGCACCTCGACCGGGATCGCGGTCGGCGGTGTTCCGGGCGGAATTTCGTGCATGAAGGTCACGCCGCGCATCGCCTTCCACACCTCGAACCCGCCGCCGGCCGCGCGGATGGTCTGGAAGTCCTGCCGGGTCTGGACCCGCCATCCGGTGGTCTGCGGCTTGAGGGGCACCGTGCGGCCCGAGATTCCGTCCGGCAGGATCCACTTCGTTGCTGGTGTGCCTTCGAACTTCATCCACAGCGGCACGTCGGTGGGGTTGTCGACGAGCACCGTGCCGGTGTGCGATCCGGTGCCGGGTGTCCACTTTTTGACCTCGGTGCCCGATGTCAGGTACGGCCAGCACGCGACCGCGACCATCTCCATGCTGATGCGGGTGGTTTGCATCGACATCCGCCCGACGATCTTCGGGTCGCGGTCGAGTCGGAGCCGGATGGACCGGGGACCGGATCCGGTCTTGGTGATGACCTCGTTGTCGTAGTCGAACGACCACACCGCCATCCAGTCGGCGAACGCTCTCTCGAGGTCGCTTCGGGTGCGGCCTTCGATCCTCACCTGGAAGTCGAGGAGGCGCTCCTCGATCTTCGTGACCTTCGGTGTCGAACCGTGCTGGTATGCCCGGGAGGTGCGGGTCGGGGTGCGGGGCGCGGGGACCCAGAGACCGGCAAGGCCGTCCTCGATCCACACGTCCCGCGCCCGTCCCCTGGTGGGACCGCCGAGTGCATACGGCGGGGTCCCGTTCCACCCGATCATGGTGATCGAGTCGTTCACCAACGCCTCCTGGACTCGGAGTTCTGGCCGTGGCCGCGATCGCGCTGGTTGATCATGATCTGGATCTCCCGTCTCGTTTCCGTGTCGAGGCGACCGTGGACATTCCAGGTGTCACCGCCCACACCGACCGGCGCGTACTCGAGCCCAGCCCGATCCGCCCCGGTGAGCACGTCACCCGGTGCGGTTGCCGCCGACTGGACCCGGTCGAGCATCGGGACCAGCGACTCGAACGCCTCGGTTTGCCGCGGTGAGAGAACCCGCTCAGGCCGGATGACGTCCTTGAGCAGGTAGCCCTTGCCCGAGGCGATGCCGCCCTGGTCGTAGTAACCGTTCTTCTCCCAGAACGACTTCGCACGAACCGGGTCGCCGTAGCGGTCGCGGATGTACTTCGCTCCCGCGACGCCCTGGGTGTACGGGTCTTCGCTCTCGTCGGGCAGGTACTGGTCCTTCGTCGACCCGAGGAACTGGAACAGGCTGAACGCACCCGAGGATGGGTTGCGTGCCAGCGGGTTCCAGCCCGATTCCTTCTGGATGATCCAGTCGATCGCGGCCCACTGCTCGCCCGAGTCCCAGCCGTTCGCCGAGAACGCGCGCTTCACGGCGTCGACGACGGACTCCGGTTCCGCCTTCGCCTCGACCGCAGGCGGCGCTTCCACCCCGTCCGGGGCTGCCGGGGCTGCCGGGGCTGCCGGGGCAGACCCGGCCGAGCCAGGATCGGCCGGCGGGGTTTGGGCAGGGCCCTCGTCGTACGTGGCCTCGTCCCGTGCTCCCACCGCATCCGAGCGACTGCGGCCCGTCTCGTCGACGAGCTGCATCCCCTCGAACTGCGACGAGAAACCAGCCATGCCCAGCAAGTCGTTACCCCACTCCGCGAGGAGTGAGGTACCGATCTGCGCACCGACACCACCCCAGTCGATCTCGCCCGCATACTTGCCCGCCGCAGCGAAGTTCGACTGCATGAACCGCATCACGTCCTCAACGGAACGGACCTGATCCCAGTTCAGAACCGCCTCGGGCTTGCCGGTCTCGTTGCGGACGATCGACAGCCCGTTCGGAATCCAGCCACCCTGATCGCGGAACAGCCCGCCGATACCCTTGGCCTTGTCCCATACCGACCCGAGTAGATCGCCCAGGCCGACGACCTTGTCGGCCAGGAACTTCGACGTCATGTCGCGTCCCTTGTCGAGGAACTTCGACGGAACACCTCGCGACTCAGGCGGGGGCGTACCGATCGCAGCACCGATACCGGCCTTGATCGGGTTCAGGAAGAAATCGAAGATGTCCGTGATCTTCTGCTGGACGAACGACTTCTTACCGTCCGGGGAAGGTCCTCCATCGCCACCCCGTCCACCCGACTCGAAGGCACCGTCGGCGCCGATCGCGAGGTGGAACAGACCGGGGTGCTTGCCGGCGAACTGCGCATTATCCGCACCGACCGCAGGCCCACCGTAGGCGACGCCATGGCCGCCACCAGACTCGACGTTGACCGTCGCGTACGGACCGACACCGGTCAACGTTCCCGCGGTGTGACCGCCACCGGGCCCGCCCGGATCGTCGTGCACACCGACCGAGAAGCCCTGACCGAGACCAGGCACCCACGGCTGGCCGCCGGGGAACGAGCTGGTCGCCCACTTCCGCACACCGTCGCCACCGTTGATGATGGCGTCGGCGATCATCGACATGTACCCGGAGCAGTCCTCGAAACCCCACGTGTACGGGTTGCCGTTGCGCATCTTCGCCGCGCGGTGACCGTTCTCGAGCTGCGCCTGCCACATCGGGCGGATCTCGCCGCCGTCCTTGTAGGCCGGGAGCATCCAGTCGAACATGCCCTGCGGGTCGACGTTCCCGTACCCCTGCGACGCCACGCGGGCGCCGTAGGCGTTGAGGTTGTCACGGCCCACCTGCGAGACGATCCGGCCGCCATCCCATTCGAACGGGACGCCGCGCAGGATCATGTCGCGGATCGCGTAGATCGCGTTGTGGCCGCCTGCCGCCTTCACCTCCGCGGTGGTGACCATGTGCTCGCCGTTCGAGCCCCACATCAGCACGTCGTCCGACGTGCCGGTGCCCTTGCCCCGGATCCGACCACCGGTGGCGTGTTCGGGGATGCCGGCGAGCGGCTGGGCCTGGTCCAGACCGAGGAGACCCGCGGCCTTGTTCCAGGCCTTGAGGATGCCCTCGTTCCAGACCGTGTTGATCATGAAGTTGATCGGCTTCGCGAGGACGGTCTTGAGGGTGTCCCACTTCTCCCCGATGCCCTTCACGACCTCGGCGAAGAAATCCCTGACCTTGCCGAGGGCACCCTTCAGCGCCTCCCACGCCGGGCTGATGACGTTCTCCCACACGGCCTTGATGCCGTTACCGAGCCCTTCCCACACGGGCTTGATGACGTTCTCCCACACGGACGAGAAGAGTTCGCCGACGACGCCGAGCGCCGCCTTGAGCAGCTCCCAGGCAGGGCTGATGACGCTCTCCCACACCCACTTGATTCCGGCGCCGAGCGCCTCCCAGGCGGGCTTGATGATCGAGTCCCATACCCAACCGAAGAAGTCCCCGAGCGCCTTGAGTCCGATCTTGATCATTTCGAATCCGGGCTGCAGGTACGTCTGCCACACCCATGTGGCGACGCCGCCGATCAGAGTGAATACGCCCTTGATCGCCTCCCACAGGAGCATCGCGATCGTGATGACCACCGCGATCGCGACCTTGAAGATGGTCTTGATCTGATCCCAGAAGGTGGTGACGAGCACGATGATCAGGCCGAGTGGACCCATCACGATCGGCAGGATCAGCTTCCAGTTGTCCCGGACGAAGCCGACGACCGCCATGAAGGCGTTGCCGATCGCCTGGAAGATCGGCTGCAGGAAGGACCACACCGCCGAGACGGTGTCCTTGATGCCGCCCCACACCGTCTCCCAGATCCGCTTACCGGTCTCGGTCTGGGTGAAGAAGTAGACGAGTCCTGCAACTAGTGCGGCGATCGCGATCACGATGAGCGCGATCGGGTTGGCGCTCATCGCGGCGTTGAAGGCCCACTGCGCCGCGGTGCCGATCAGCAGTGCTGCGCGGTGCGCGGCCAGGGCGATCGTGTTGGTGCCCAGCGTTGCAGCGGCCCGGCCGGTCGCTGCGGCGAAGACACCCTGCGCGACCGAGGCGGTGAACATGATGGCGTTCCAGGCAGTGATGGCGATGCCGATGACCCTGACGGCCATGACGGTCGTCAGCAGCAGCGGCGCCAGCGGGGCCAGATTCGCGATGATGGTCCCCAGGTGAGGCGCCACCGCCGCGAGGACGTCCGCCCACGGCCGGAACGCCTCCACCAGTCCAGGCAGGACCGGAGCCAGGTTGGCCAGCGCCTGCCCGAGGGCGGGCATCAGTTCCCGTGCCATGTCCATGAGCCCGGGAATGGAGTCCTGGATTGCCTGCCCCATCGCCGAGAACCCGGGCGCGAGCCCGGACGCGGCTTCGGCGCCGAATCCACGCATCAGCGAGAACAGCGGACCAGCAACGGTGCTGATGTTCTGGAACACCTGCCGGATCCCGTCGAACGTCGACCGGAGGTCTTCGGCGCTGATGTTGCGCAGCTTCTCGCCGAGGTCCAGGAGCCATGCGTTGATCCCAGCGCCGCTGTTCGAGAAGGTCTGCGCCGCGGTTCCGAGGACGCTGATCAGCCCGGAGAACACGGAGCCGATACCGCTTTCGCCTTGCGCGAGACTCCCGAAGAATCGGTTCGATCCGTCGATCATCCGCTCCCACCCGGCCGTGGCGGCCGGGCTTGAGATGGACGTCGCGATGTTCGACCCGATGGTGCCCAGCGTGCTGGCGAGTCCACCGAGGCTCGGTGTGAGTCTGCCGATCAGTCCGCCGAGGGTGGTGAACGAACCGGTCATCGCCCCGCTGAAGCGGTCGGTGACTTCTTCGCGCAGGTTCTTGAACGCCTGCAGAAGCGGTGCGAGGCGCTGCCCGATCATCGCGGCGAACGGGTCATCTCCCGAGGTCGCCGACTGCTGTGCGTCCGCCATGCTCTGGTAGGCGTCCGCTACGGCCTCCGCCGCGTCAGCGTTGGCCTGAGCCACATCCTTCTGTGTCTGCGCGGCGTCGGCGCTGGCCTCGCGCAGCTGCTCCTGGGCGTCGATCTCGCGGCCCTTGGCTTCGACGACTTTGTCGGAGCCTTCGATGCCCTTGGCCTGCGCGTCTGCGATCTCGGCGCGCTGGTCCTTGTTGGATGCCTTGATCTCGTCGAGAGCCTGCTGCGCCTCGCGGACGCCCAGCTCCGCCCGCCAGATGTCGAGGGGGTCCGAGTCGCGATTGCCCTTGGTCTCGGCCAGGTTCTTCTTGGACTCCGCCAGGGCAAGGGTGGCGCTCTCCTCGTCGAGAGCCAGGCCGGCGAGGGTCCGCGCGTAGCCCTCGGCGTCGCGCTTCGCCTCCTTCCTGGCCTGGTTGACGTCGTCCTGCGCGTCCTTGACAGCCTCCTGCGCTTCGACGACGCGCTTCTCTGCGTCGACGATCTGGCGAGCGCCCTGCTCGGCGGTTCGGGCCTGCGACTTCTTGGCGCTCTCGACGGCCTTCATCGCCGACGCGCCCTGCGACGAGGAAGTGTTGACGGCCTTCTGCGACTTGTCCCACGCCTTCGCGCCATCGGACAGCCCGGCGAACGCCATCTTCGCCACACCGATGGCAGGGCCGAGAATGCCCGCCGCAGCGGCTGCGACGGTTCCCATCGCTCCAGCGACAGCCGTCAGGCCCGCGACCAGCGGACCGGTGACGAAGGACCCGACGACGGAACCGAGCGCGGAGACCGCACCCAGCGCGACTGCGGATCCGACGGTCACCATCCCGAGTGCCTTACCGATGCGCGTCAGGGTGCCGATCAGCTTCGACACTGCGGCCATGACCAGCAGCGCCGAGGTGACCCGGCCGATATCCCGCGCCAGGATGTTCGCGGCCGCGGCGGCCAGGCGCAGCAGACCCGCCAGCTTGGCGACGCCAGCACCGGTCATCACCTTCAGCAGCGATGAGCTGACGAGCAGGCCGGCACTGAAACCTTTTAGGACCCGTGCGGCCAGACCGATACCGGCGGCCGCCATCCCGACATTCCTGATCACCGACCGTGCAGCGTCATTGGCGACCGTGAAACCTACTGCCGCCATGCGCATTCCGGTGCCGATCGAGGAGACGAACCCTGCCGCGAAGCTGCGCCCCTCCTCACTGCCGCGGGCGTTCGAGTTCATCGTGGAACTCATGCCGTCGACGAACCGGGAGCCGACCGTGCGGCCGCCCTGCTCGAAACCGGAAGACAGGCGCTGCAGCAGCGATACACTGTCCGCTTCGGCGCGCTTGCTGTCGATCCGGGCCTCGATACGTGCGACGCGGGTGCCCGCCGTCGACCGCTTCGACTCCGCAGCATGCAACGCATCGGCCGCGGACCGGCTGTCGCGCTTGGCCTTGGCGACCTTGCCTTCGGCTGCGGCGAGTCGACCCGCATCGGAGACACCCCGGTTGCGGAGCGCCTGCAGCTCCTTTTCCGCGGCGACAACGTCCTTGGCCGCTGTCACCTCGCGGCGGCGTGCGTCGGCCGCACCCTTGGAGGCGCGATCGAGATCCGCCTTCGCCTTCGCGAGGGAGCGCTCGTCGACCTTGACGTCGATCTCGTGGCGTACCGGGCTGCTCTTGATCGCGCCCCGGACCCGTTTGAAGTATCCGCCCATCGAAGGCAGAACGTTGATGAAGGTCTGCCCACCCTGCAGGTCAGCCATTGAACACCTCCTGCGGTTGGATGCGCCGCTTGTAACGGCCGCCGAGCACCTGCGACGAGATGTCGTCGTGCTCGACGAGCGCCTGGTATTCCTCGGCGCGGTCGCGTGCGGTCTGGGGCCGCGGTCGCCGCCCCGGCGGTTTCCCGCCCTTGCCTTTAAATTTCGGGCTGGCGCCCCACACGCCGTGCAGGATCTGCGCCAGCGACTCGACCGCCTCGGTGAGGAGCTCCCGATCATGTGTCCACCCCACGAGGGAGGGCCGCTTCGACGGCTTGGGTAGCTCGCCGCGCTGCTCCATCTCGAGGCGCTGCATCGCGCGTTCGTCGTCGTCGGCGATCGCGGCGTAATACCACCCGCCCTCCGGGAGGGCGGACAACAGCCGGAGCAGTCGGTTCCAAGGGTTGTCCAGGTGGTCTCGGACCCAGTCGTAGAGCCGTTCATCGCCGGGCATGGCGAAAAAGTCCTTCTCGATCGCGTCGCCGTAGCGGTCGATCTCACTGACCAGGTACGCCCAGCCGGTGTCCGGTGGAATGAGGATCCCGAAGTGCTCGCGGATGTCGTCGACGAGATCGGCGAGTTCGGAGATCGGCCGGCGCGCGAAGTGGTCGGCGATGACGTCGGCCAGTTCCTCGCCGACGAGGAGGTCGAGCAGGTCGTGGACGGAGGCAGTGGTGTCGAGGTCGGCGACGTCGGCCGCTGCGGGTACCCCGATGACGAGCTCCGGCCCGTCGTCGTCCAGGTGCACGACGAACGGGCCGGCGGCCTCACCGAGGAGAGTCTCGAAGTAGGAGGCCACCGACCCGTTGTCGTCAGTCATCGGTCAGCGACGGCGACCGGCGCGGCGCCGATCGCGACTGCGCCGATCGGCCCGGTTCACCGCCTGCTCCGTATCGAACAGTCCGAAGTGCCGGGACAGGTCACGCGCGAGGTCGATCAGCGTGTCCGGGTGCGTCGGCCCGAGGTAGTCGACGACGTCTTCGTACTGATCGCCGAGGAACAGCTTGAGGACGCGCCGGGACGTCTGGGCCTCCTCGATGTCCATGACGGTGTCGGAGTCCGGTTCCGGGACGAGGAAGGTGGGCGATTCGCCGACCTGGAACTTGAACGGCTCCTTGGGCTCACGCTGCTCGCCGCCGTATCTACGGACGTTCGGGTCGTCGATCTGGGTCACGTTGTCGAGGTCCTTGCTCACTGTGCGCCTCCGGTGGTGCGTCGGGTGGTCTTGGTCTTGGGCGCCTCGGCGGGCGTGTCGGCGGGTTCGTCGTCAGTCGACTTCTCGCTCAACTCCGCGGGGGCTTCGGGCACTACGGGCGGCACGGCGGGCGCGGTGGGATCCGGAGCCGGTTCGGGCTCGGCGGGCACCGGCGCGGGCGCGGGCCTGTAGCCGGAGGCGACCAGCTGCTTGTGCTCGACGTACGAACTCGGTGTGTAGAGATGACCCTTCGGCGACACCAGTGGTGTCGGTGTCCAATCGGCCTTGTTGATGGTGCGCATGTGTCCCACGACGGGACCTCCTTCGATGACGGTCGGTGTGGCGGTCAAGATGCACTGGGCAGGCGGTCGACCGCCGATCCCCGCCTGCCCAGTGCGTTCTCGGGCCCGGCGCGATGGCCGGGCGGTCTATCAGGCAGCGACGACGATCGACAGCGGCTTCTGCACGCTGCCCGGGGTCACGCTGTCCACGACCTGGACGGTGAAGTTCGACGTCCCCGCGGCGGTCGGGGTGCCGGAGATGACACCAGTCGACGCGGCGAGGGTCAGTCCGGCGGGCAGAGTGCCCGTCGCGACCGTCCAGGTCTTCGTGCCGGTACCGCCGGTGACCGTCAGGGTCTGCGAGTAAGCCGAGCTGACGGTGCCGCCGGGCAGCGACGCGGTGGTGATCGTCAGGCCGCCGCGCTTGAACCCAGCGTCCTCGAGGACACGGTTCCAGCCGGGCCCACCGAAGTAGTGCCGCACCGCGACACCGTGGTCGGTGTCGACCATCGCGTTGACGGTCGTCGGCCACGTCAGCGACCCCTCACCGTCGGAGAGGGTCTGCTCGCCCATCTCGGAAACCTCGCCCGCGTAGAACAGGCGACCGAGGAAGATCCGGTCCTCACCGGTGTTGAACTGGGACAGCGCCAGGTAGCGCTGCTGACGGATCGCGGTGATGGCCGGCTGATCGAACGCGATCTCGCCGGTCTCCGGGTCCGCGAGCATCTGCGACAGGTCGACACCGAGGTTGTTCTCGATGTTGTACCGGTTCGCTTCCAGGCCGGTGAACTGGAGTCCGGCGATGTCGGAGATGAAGTCCGACCGGACCGGGTTGGAGTAGCCGATCGCGCTGATGTCGGACTTCTCGAGTTCCCGGGTCAGGGTGATCGCATCGTCCTTGAGCAGGAGACCGAAGTCCCATGCCCCTTCGGGGAGTTCGGCGAGCAGGGAGTTCGACCCTTCGGTGATCGACTCGATCGGGTCGATGTCCATGCCCATGCCGTAGATGTGCGCGCGGTTCGGCTTGAGGATGAGTTCGCGCTGGTGGCGCGAGACTTCGAGCTGTCCAATGTCGCTGACCATGATGCCTCCTGGGCATGAGGAAGGCCCACGACGCTGGATGTCGCGGGCCTCGGGTTTGTGGGTTGTTCGGTGCGGCTCAGCGCCGCCAGGGCTTCTGCAGGCTGAGTGCGTAATACGCGACCTGCTGGCGAGCGTCCGGGTTCTCGTACGGCTCGGTCTCCGGCGGGGTGTCGACTCTGCACGAGTCGACGCACACCGGGCCGGGTTCGTCCTCGACTTCGATCGCTTCACCGGGGATGCGGTCCATCAGGTTCCGCACCCGCCGCGCGAGTTTCGACGCGCCCCGCGGGTCGGGGTGGTGGCAGATGATCTGCACGCGCGGGTAGTCGCTGATTCCGTCGTCGGCGCCGCCGGCGCGGTGAACCTCAATTCCGATACCGTCGTCGTCCACCGGGGGTTCGGTGTCCGTCTCCCCCAGCGGGGCGAGGTACACCATCAGCACCTCTTCGATGTCGGGGAACAGGGTGTCATCGACTGCGACGACCATCAGTACCTCCGTTTCTGCCGCATCGCGCGGATCGCGGCTTCGCTCGCGCGCACCGACTTGGAGCGCCTCGTGCCGAACAGCGCCGGTTGATTGCCGCTGCGCGACGCGACGATCCGCTGGCCGGGCCGCCCGTCCCAGCCCCGGGCCGGTTCGATGCGGACCTGATCGGCGAGCTTCCCGGTCTTCCTGTGTCGGCGTGCTTCCGCCTTGAAGGCCCTCACCCCGACCTCGGCCATGCGTCGGGTCGCCTTCTGAACGTGCTGCGATCGCATGATCGCTTTCGCGTCCTTCGACGAGAACCGGTAACTGCCGGGCTTCGGATCAGCCACTGCTCACCCACCTTTCGAGGTATCCCCACACGTGATCGGCAATGCCGTCGTCGTCGTACCAGGTCTGCAGGTCTCCGTCGACATGCAACCGGGGCCCGATGCCGTCGACGGCGAGGACGTTCTCCGTGGACTCGGGGAACCCTGGAGGGGCGAACAGCGCCCACCGAGTGTGCCGTTCGATCGGCACACCCTCGACGGAGTCGACCGGCTGCACCGAGCAGCCCGGGAACTCGGCCCCGGGCTGCTCGGTCATCACGCCACGTTTGCCGCGGACCCGCTCGATCACCCGGACTGTCTGGTTGCCGAGTTCATCCATGTCAGTCTCCGAACGTCCACGATGGTTTCGCCGACCGCGAGATGCCGAGAAGCTGGTGGTGGTACTCGGTGAACACCAGGGAACGGCCGGGATTGGCGAGCGTTCCGGACCGGGTCACGCCTCCCACTGTCTTCGAGTAGGAGACGTGCCCGGCGTGCTTGGCGGCTGTCAGCGCCGCGCGTACGACCTCGATGACGACGAATCGAGCAGCCGGGTCGTTGTCAGCGATGTCCGGCCGTCGGTTCGGATCTCGGATCCACATCGACGCGGCCGCGATGAGCTGCGGAGCCCAGGGGCCCTCGGCGGCGGTCAGGGGACGCCAGCCAGTCACGACGTCCGAGACGGTAACGAAGTCAGCCATGGCGTCCCCTCACGTCACTTCTGCTCGGCGGCTTCGACGAGGGCGATCAGCTCGTCCTTGTCCTTGCCGTCGACGGCCTCACCGGTCAGACCGATCGACTTGGCGTAGGCCAGCCACTTCTCCACGGTCGCGGTGACGCGCGGCTTGCGAGGCTGATCGGTCCCCGACTGGTTGACCGTGGTGGGCACCTCGGTGCCGACCGCGGTCGGGGTGCCGGTCTGGTCACCCTCGCCGTCGTCGCCATCCTCGGGTTCGGTGGGATCCGCGACCTCGGCAACTTCGGCGAGCGCTCCTGCCTTCAGCAGCCGCTGCGCTTCCAGCTCGTCCAGGTCGGTGATCACATCACCCCGCCGGTACTTGACCACCTTGATCGGGCGGCCCTGGTTGTCGCGCTCGAGGATCTGGTCGAACCGCACTGCGGTCAGGGTGTACTCGGTCACGGCGTCACCAGTCCGGTCAGCCACAGGCCGGCCTTGGGCTGGTCGAGCGCCATGCCGCGTTCCTGGGTGGCGTCAGAGCGCCACGTCTCCCGCGGTCCACCGTTCGGGCCGTTGCCCTCCGGGTAGAGCTCGGTGAACGTGAGCGGGCGGGCGTCACCGTAGAAGCCCACGGTGCCGCGCTCGAGGATGAGCGCGCGGTCGGTCGGCCACGCCCGCGACACGATGATCTGCAGGTTGTGGATCGTCTCCGGCAGCGCACCGACGTAGGCGATGTTCTGATCGGCGATGTTGCCCCGGTACACCTTCAGCAGATCGTCGTTGTCCATCAGGATCGGCATGAGCGCGGGGTTCATGACGATCGTGTCGGCGGCGAACTCGTAGCCTTCGTCGTCGCTGCCGCCCTCGTTGACGGTCGGCGCGGCCTGCGAGATCTCGAAGATCGCGTCGGCGATGTCGCGGCGCGGGCGGGAGTTGGTCACATCCCACGCGGTCGAGACCGGGAAGGTCGGGATGTTCCCGAGTACTGCCTTCGCTGCACGGTCGTTCGTGCGGATGAAGGAGTTCTTCAGCGCGGTGACCTGTTTGTTCACGTCGTCGATCTGATTCTTGCGAATCATGTCGAGGGTGACGCGAACGCCCTTGCCGCGCTTGGTCGAGAACACGACCTTCGGGATTCCGCGGGCCGCATTCGAGACCGCGATCTCGGAGAACTCGGCGAGTTCGTCGATGTCGTCGATCAGGAACGACGGGTCGCCTTCGGTGTAGGCGAAGATGCCGGAGGTGTTCGCGCCGGCGTTGCGGAGCAGCGCCTCGGCGATGAACTGGTTCTCGAGCAGCTTCTTGAGCTTGGTCGGGATCAGAAGCGGGTTGGCGAGGAAGTCGGCGACGGCCAGCGCCGCTCCGTCCGACCCGCTCACAACGGTACGAGTTGCCATGGGTTTCTCCTGTGGAGGTGAGGGATCAGGCGATCCGGATGAGGCCGACGCCAGCTGCAGCGACGCCGCCGGGCTGGGTGCAGATGCCGACGATCGTGCGGGCGTCGGGTGTTGCCCCGGCGGGGCCGACGGTGCCGGCCGCGGTCGCGACGAGCTTCTCGCCGCACTTCGCCGCGGCGGAGTACGTCACCCGGGTCTCGGTACCCCCGTAGGCGACGGAGACAGCCGTCGGGATCGGCATCGCGTTGATGATCGGTCGACCGATGGAGTCGTACGTGGTGCCGCCCTGCGCCGTCTCCGGGCTCTGCCCGTCGGTGAGTGCGACGCCGACGACCCGGAAGCTGCCCGCGGCTGCGGGCTTGACGCGTCCGTTGTCGATCGTCTCGACGAGCTGCCCACCGAGGACAACTTCGTTGGGGGTGAAAGTCTTCGGTCCACCCTGGGTGATCTGCGGGATTGCAGCCATGTCAGTTCTCCTCGATCCAGTTCTTGAACTTGTCGACGGACGTGAAGTCGGCGCCGTCGGTCGGTTCGGGGTCGACGCCGTGGCCTACCTCGGCGAGCGGGACGAGCCCGGGGGCGAGGCTGTTGATCGCCTCGGTCGAGCCCTCGCGGTCCTTCTGCAGGGAGTTGAGCCAGTGCTCGCGGCGTCCGGGCCCGAACTTGCCGGCGCGGATGGCCTTGTCGACGAGCGCCTCGTCACCCTCGCGGATCTGCTGCGCGCGGGCGGCGCGGCCCTCGCTGGCGGCCGCGACCTGGTCCTCGTGCGTGGCCCGGTCGACGAAGACGAAACCGTGCTGGTTCGCGTAGTTCGCGACCTGCTCGGCCGTAACCTCACCAGCACCGCCACTGCCGGGGGCGGGGGCGGCAGGCTCCTGCGCCTGCTCGGCGAGGGCCTCGTCGAGTGCGGCCAGGACGGTCTCGTCATCGGCGTCGGCGGCGATGCCGAGGCGCGAGGCGAGGGATTCATTCAAGGTGGCCATATCGGCTTCCTTCCTGTTGTCCTCCGCCTCGGCGGCAGAGGAGTTCGTGGTCGCGCGCCGCTTTCGGGACAGCGCGGACAGATCGAAACGGTTGATCGCGTTCTGGGCGCCGGCCGTCTCGCGGGCCGGGATGACCGAGTCGGCGAGACCAGCTGCTACCGCTTCGTCAGCGGAAAACCAGGTCTCCTCCGACATCTCGGCGAGCCACTGGTCGGCGTCGCGCCCCGCCTTTGATGCGTAGATCGACGCGATGTTGCGGTCCTCGTGCGCAAGGTCGGCGGCGTACTTCGCCATGTCGTGCTCGTTGCCGACGCACATCCCCCACGCCTTGTGGATGAAGAACTGGGCGTTCTCCATGATTCGGAGTTCGTCGACACCGGCGGCGATGAAGCTGGCCGACGACGCGGCGATGCCCTCGACGACCGCGACGACGCGCGCCTTGTGGCGGCGGAGCGAGTTGAGGATCGCGAGCGCCTCCCACACCTCGCCGCCCGGGGAGTTGATGAGCAGCTCGATCTCGGTGACCGTGTCGGGCAGCTCGTCCAGCGCACCGGTGAACTCTTTGGCGGAGATGCCCCAGTACTCGCCCCACGAGTCGATTGGGTCGTACAGGCGCAGCGTCGCGACGTTTCCTGCGGTTCGGGTTTCCGGTTGCTCGGCGCGCACCGGGGTGCGCTTGTACGCCTGGGGGTTACGCAGGAACGGATTCACTTGATGTCTCCTCGGTTTCGCTCGGGTCGCTGCCCGGCGTCCACGGCTCGGATGGTGGCGGGGTGTCCTTCGCGGGCAGGCCGTACTGCTGACGCGTGTACTCCTCGAGCGATCGGTCCAGGCGGATCAGGCCGGCGTCGATCAGCATCTTCAGCGCGGCCGCGGTGAGGTCCTGCCGTGAGCCGATCTCGTCGAACACGAGCTTCGGTGCAGGCTCGTCTTCACCCCAGTTCAGGTCGACCAGGTCCTCGACGACATGGGCGGTGCCGATGTCTGCGATGGACTCGCCGAGGGTCTGCACCGACTCCACGAACGGATCCTCGAGCACACTGGCGAGGGCGAATGAGCCGCCGCGGTCGAGGTTCAAGAAGTGCGCGAGACCGGCGAGCGCGATCTGCTTGTCCTGGTAGTCGATCGCCTGCTGAATGTCGAGCAGGACACCCTGCACACTGAGCAGCTTGAGGTCCTGGCCGTTGGCGAGGCCCACGCCGGAGGTCATGCCGCCCTTGAAATTCGATGCCAGGTCGCGCATGTGGTCGACCTCGGCCTGGTCGTCGGACTTCGATGCGGTGCCGACCGGGACGCCGATTCCGTTGCGGCGAGCGGCCGCGGCCTGCGTCCGCATGAACTCGTCCTTGAGGATCCAGTGCTTGTACGCCGGACGAAGGATCGAGTTTCCCTGCCACTGCCCGGGGTCTGGCTCGTGCACGTACGCGACGAGCCGACTGACCGGAATCGTGAACCCGTCAGGAATCGCCGACGCCGCGGTGAGCTTGCCGACCGGAGGCTCCTGCGTGATCGATACGAGCCCACCGTCGAGCGCGACAGTGATCGTCGAGATCGTGCGCTGCGGCCGCGGCGCCAGCTTCCGCAATCCGAGCTTGCCGTCCGCTTCGAGCTGGTAGACCTGCTCGAAGTACGAGTGCCCGTACTGCAGCATCAGCAGCACCTGCTGCAGGTGACTTCGCCACGAGAACCGGCCCCGGGTGCGGGTGGTCGGCATGAAGTCTGAGCCCGCGATCCCCAACCTGAGGTTTCGCGCAACGAACTCGGTGACCTCGTCGCGAGCGCCGTTCTGATCGAGGCGCCAGGTGGTGCGGCGGATCGGTAGTCCGATCGCACGCAGCACCGACGAGGCGCGGCCGTCCTCGCGGCCCATCCGGCTGAACACATTGACCGACTCGGGCCACTGCAGCTCGGGCACCTTCTCGGTGTGATCCCATTGCTGCCATTCGGTTCCCCCGCCGTTGACGTACCCCAACTCGGTGGCCGGTCGCGCTGCCTGCGCCATGGTCACCTCCTTCTCAGAATGCGACGGTCATCGCGTCGAACGAATCGACATACCCGCCGGTGTGTGTGGGTCGCTCGAATGCGGGCGCGGCCGCGGCCCCGACCGCACGGGACTCGAACGTGAGCAGCGCCCACCGGGCCAGCACCACCGCGAGCAGCGGTGCGTTGCCGGGGTCACCGTCCGCGTCGACGACCCAGTCCTTGCGCGGCAGCACACGTTTGCCGCCGTGCTCGACGGCGTACCGCAGTGCTGGCTGACCGCTGTGGCAGATCAGGCCATCCTCGGCGTCGTCGACGAACCCTTGCGCCATCAGCGCGGCCTGGTTCGTCGTCGACTTGATCAACTCGATTCCGGCCGTCGTCATCAGCGGCTCGAGGACTGCCGCCGGCGACCGGCTGTCAGTTGCGATCGCGCACGGTTCGACTGCCTCGTCGACGCGCCCGATCAGATCGACCATGTCGGGGTTGGACGCCATCCGCGCGTATCCGACCTCGACGTGAATCCGGTCATCGACCGTGCGCTGCGCACCCGCGATAACCCACTGGGCGCCGACACGTGCGAGACCGACCCCGATCGTTCCCGTCCTTTGCGGGTAGTCCACGAGCCCGTCCCACTGGCCCTCGTCGACCAGCTGCCACGTCGGCGGCCCCTGGTCCTCGTCGTCCGGCCAGATCCCCATCGCCTCACGGCGCCAGGCATCCTCGTCGGGGATGTTCTCCCGCATCCGGAGCATCGACTCCAGCGGAGTGCGGTGCGGGTACGACGGGTTGAACGTGCCGAACTTCGACTGATCGTCGGGGTCGGTGTCGGGGTCCGCCGAGATCTCGACGTACACCTGGTGACGGGTCAGGCCATCGAGCGCCTTCTTCCGCTTCTTGGTGAACGATTCGCCGTCGTCGGTTGGCCGCGGCGGTGTCCCGATGAAGAACACCAGGCCGCCGTGCTCGTGCTTCGCGGCGTTCGTTGCCGGCACCATGTCCTCGAGGGCTTTCACACCGAGGATCTGCGCCTCGTCGAATACCTCGATGTCGATGGCTTCCATGCCGCGGCCGAAGCCCTGCTCGCGAGCGCCGAACATGATGATCGATCCGTTCGCGAAGACGATCTCCTGCTCGCCGTTGGCGGTGCGGATCGCGGCGACGTGCGGCCACACCTTCTTCTTCCGCACCATCGACTGCATCGACCGGAAGGTGTTCGTCGTGGTCCGGTTGTGGTGCGACGTCCAGATCACTCGCAGGCCAGGGAACTCCAGGCACAGTCCGATGATCAGGTTGCCGACCGTGTAGGTCTTGCCGACCTGCCGCGGGATCGAGGCGACCACACCACCGATCGATGCGGCGTACGTCCCGGACTCGCGGCACCCGAGCGCGATCTGCCCAAACCCTTGCTGCCACCGGTCGAACGAGACTCCGACGTCCTGCAACCGCTTGTACACCCGCGGGAACTGAGAGGTCTCGATCCCTTTCGGGATGACCAGATGCCGAGTGACTTCGGAGAGCTTCCGTTCAGATGGCCGAGGCGTCGTACCGGTCATCGACCGCGCCTGCCAGTAGCAAGTGGTTCGGAGCCAGCTCACGCAACGCCGTCTCCAGCGCACGGAGGCGGTTGTCGGGCGACTCGTCGTCTTCGCGGGCGTCGATCGCCTCGATCTCGTTCGCGATGTCCTGCAGCCGCTTCGTCAGCGAGGCCAGATCACGCGGAGGGCACCCAGTGCCCGCGACCGTCTCCGCAATCCGATCTCGCATCGCCACGAGCAGCGCACGACGTGAGCCGCTCTTTGCCGCCACATCTACAGACATGGCCTCCGGAGCCGTCTCGTCGTCGGCGACTGCGCGCAGTGGCTTCTGAGTGGCCATGTGGCATCACCTCCGATCGGCGGGACCCGCGTGTGGAAAAAATGCCAGAGAGAGATATTCCTGACTGAAGGCGGCCAGTCAGGAGACCCCCCACCCCCTTGGTAATTTTCGGGGGTGGGGCGGCTGCGGTGCTGGTCAGGGCCAGGCCAGGAGGCGGATGCCGAGGGGGTCGTCCGTGCCGCGGGTGTCCATCGGGTCGAGTCCGGTGACTGCGGGGCGGAGGTGGTCGCGGCTGCCGTCGCCTCGGGACTTGTTGCAGTAGCCGTGGAGGAGGCGGTCGCTGTGTGTTCCACCGTGCGCTCGGGCGTGACTGTGGTCGGCGGCGAGTGATCCGGATGCGCGGTCGGCGGAGGCTGGGTCGTAGTCCCAGTTGCTCGTGCGATCTCGGAACATCGGGAGTCCGCACCAGTAGCACGGCGAGCCGTCGAGGTGGTCTTTGAGGAGGCGCTCACGTCGCTTCTGGTGTTCCCACCCGAGGCCGCGGTCAGTAGTGGACTTCACCCGCTGACCTCGGAGGGGTAGCGCTGCTCGAGTAGGAGTTCCATCTGGGGTTCGAGCACCGACAGAGTTGTGAGGTCGCCAGTGTCTCTCGCATGTTTGATCTTCGCGCTGATGTCGATCAGTTGGTCTTCGAGGCTGGGCATCGCTACCTCCCGAGGTACATGCGGCGTATGCCTGCGAGCCACCAGCAGTGGTGAGCGAAACCCATCCCATTGGATATGCGTGCAACCAATGGGATGAGCGGTACCCGGTTCATCGTGTTGCGACCCACACGAGGATGCGGGTGATGGTCTCGAAGGTGCGGTCGAGCAGGGTACCGAGTCGGTCAGGCAGTGGAGGCATGTCAGCGCCCCTTCGTCAGGAAGCTGTCACGAGGGATGCGGATTCGCCGGCGCTTGCGCACCAGGTGCTCACCCTCGGGGTGACCAGGTGCTTGCCGTGCTCGTCCTTCACGAACGTCGTACCCTTCAGCCATCGACGACTGATCTGGCGCACGCTCTCGTCTTCCACGAATCGAGCTTCGGCACCGAGGATCCGTGTCACCTCGTCGTACTCACGTGTGCTGCGTCGGATCTCACGGAACATCCTCGCCATTGTTCCTCCTGTTTGTGAAGTAGGTCCGCTCGCAGCTACGCCGGGAAACGGGTCGGCGCGTGCTTCGATTCCAGTTCCCCGCTAAGGGTCGGGGGCTGGTGACGTATGACGAGCGGAAGATGATGCGCGTTGGTGCGCTGCCAATAGGCGAGCTGGGCATCACCCGACAAGTAGCCAGGGTTGCATCAGCAGGCCGGTGTGGTTGCAGCGATTCCAGTCGCGCCCCTGGAACGCCGGGCTGGCCCGCGTTGTCCGGAAGCTGATGCGCGTTGGTATGCCCACCGCAGTCGCGCTCACGGGGAGCGGCGGGTGTGCAGCGGAAGATCCAGGCGCGCCCCTGGATGTAGAGCCTCACCGACTGCGCTGAACAGGATTTCCCCGGTGAGACGACGAGAGCGCCCGATCTCACAGACCACGCGCTCAGCGCTAGCCTACAACACGAACTGTCCGATGCAGGTCGGGGTCACGCCGTTTCTGGATCTGCGGACCGTCTGGCTATGTGCGCGTCGAGCACATCACCGAGCCGGAAGATGGGCTCGGCGACCTTCCCGATCATGGTGTGTCGGACGGGTCTGATTGCGCGGGCCTCCATCAGATAGAGCACTCGACGCTTCGTGAGGTCGCGGTACTCGTGTCCGAGGCCCTTTGCGATCTGGGATGCGGCTCGTGCGTTCAGTTCCCACGCCCGGGCGCTGTCGAGCTTCGTCTGATCGGGCTCCTTCAGGTCCAGGTCGGTGCCCGGCGAGACGGCGCGGCGGACTCGGCGGATGGCCTTCTCGATGCTGGCGAGTGCGGTCTCGGATCCTTCGGTGAGAGCTAGGGCGATGATGTTGCGGTCGAGCCAGTGTGCGATGCCGTCTGTGCTGTGCCCGCCGTCGTAGTCGCGCCCGCGGTGCTCGCAGGTGTGGCGTGCCCATACCCAGAGGGTGTTGCGGAGTTCGTCGGCGGCGTCTTGGGCGGCGGACGCGATGGGTAGCGGTTGTTCGTTGCCACCGGATCGGATGCGCGGCTGGTAGCTGATTCTGGTTGCGTACCCGTCGAATTCGGTGATGACGATCGCGAGTTCGGGCGTCAGGTGCGGTACTTCGCGCAGCAGTGCGACGAGGGTCTGCTGATCGTGACGGGGGATGAAGAATCCATCGACGTTGTTAGTCATGGTCGTGGCTCTTCCAGCCGGAGTTTCGAGAGGGGGACTGCGACGGACTTTGCGTCGGGTCGGTGGAGTTCGGCGTAGGCGATGGGGTTTCGGCGGATGGCTCCGACGCGCCAGTACTTGCCTTCGTGGTAGGCGGTCTTCATGCGAGGTCTCCGTCTTCGGCGAGGTAGGCGATGGCGGCGAGGTCGCCGGCGAGTTGTGTGAGTCGGTCGGGCCGGTGTCCGGACCAGTGTTCGACGCCGGAGTTGAGTCGGACGATGACGACGGGCGTTTCGAGGTGGCCGAGCTTCTTGAGGTCGTCTGCGGCGTCTGGATCCTGAGCGAGGTCGACGCTGGTGTACTCGACTCCGAGTTCGTCGAGCTTCCGCTTGGTGGCGCGGCAGGGCATGCAGGCCGGTGAACTGTAGACGGTGACGGTCATGCGGGTAGCTCCTTGGGCTGTTCGCTGCAGGTGATCTCGAGCCAGAGCTCGGGGGTGCGGCTGGCGGGTTGGTGGATGATCGGTTCGGGTTTGGCCATGTGCTGTGGGATGTCGTCGGCGACGAGTCCGTACCCGGGGTGTTTGGTGGTGCCGGCGGCGAGTGCGTCGCAGATCGGTTTGAGGGTGGCGATGAGGTTGTCGGTGTCGCGGCGTCGTTTGTCGCGGGGCCGGTAGTGCAGCTGGACGACTGCGTGGCCGACGTTCAGGGGCAGCTTGGCGTGACGGGCCAGGCGGATGACGTCTGCGCGGATCTGGGCGATCTCACGGGCCTTGGCGAGTACGGCTCCGGCGGAGGCTCCTCGGTCGTTCATCGACAGTGGCGGTGCCGTCCAGGGCAGGACGATCTTGTGGGTGGTCACTGCTCCCCCACCTGCTTGTCGATGCCTGCCACGTAGTTGGGTCGTGGTGCGCGTGGCGGTCGGCCGTCGCTGGGTGTGCTGTCGGGCAGTTGTTCGGTGTCTGGCCATTCGACGAGTCGGACGCGGTCGAGGCAGGGCATCTTGCGCTCGAACCCGTCTTCGGTGACGCAGCGGTGACCGATTTCGGCGCGGCAGCGTGGGCACTTGACGGTGGCTGCGAATTCGTAGGGGTTCATGGTCGACCCCTGTGGATAACTGGGGTGCGGCCGCGCGAAGCGGCGGCGATCCGGTGACCCCGAGCGATGAATTCGGCCCGAAATTCGCGCGCGTTGCTTACGTAAGACGAAGGGATTTTCCGTAAGTAGTTATCTACGTAAGTCCGTTCGTTCGTACGTAGGGTAGTGTCATTGTCAAATGGAAATGGCAAACGCGGTTTTGCCATCGTTTTGCTATGCGGTTTGCCATATGGCAAAACTGGTGTCATTCGCCCCATCGCGAGTCCGCCCCCTTCTTCCCGGCCGCTGACCGGGCTTCGTGTAATGCCTGCTGAGCGAACCCAACAGCCTGTTTGGTGCCGTAGTTCTTGATCCGGTAGTTGCTCGGCGGCTCGGCCTCCCAGAGACCCACCGCGACGAGCAATTTCGCCTCGGCCTGGTTGCAGTGGATGAACGGCAGAACGGCTTTCTTGATCAATCCGTCTGTGCCGTTATCGGCCGCGTAGAGGTAGGAGGAGACGTAAACGAACGCTGCTCCTTTGCCTTTTGGGCCCATTCCGATGAGGTCGAGGATCTTGTCGTGGGTTGGCAGATTGGTGTCTGTGCGAGCCCATGGAAGTCCCACCTATTGGGCCCTCCTGTCTGGTGGTCGGGTTGCCTGTGCCGCGAGGACAGCCCGGACGGCGGCGCGCCACCGGTCGCGGGGCGGCTCGCTGATGTCGTGCCACCGGACGAGGTGCGGAACGTGCAGCGAGGACGCTGAGTGCGCGTTGAACGCCACCTCTGCCAGGCGCTCGACCTCGTCAGGGTCGGGCTCGAACAAGTCGATCTGACCGCTCATTTCGTGCCTCCTCGAGGTTGCCCGCAGGCCTCGAACGTGGCACCGCAGTCGCACCGGTGGGGCATCTGGTGCCCCGGCTCGAGCACACAGACGCACGTCTCGCCGCCGCACTTCCACACCGGACCGACCCAATGGCCGCACGTCAACTCGTCGCTCATATCCGCACCGCCACGTGGTTGCTGGCCATGTAGTTCGGGCCGTCGTGCTCGGCGCCGTCGGCGTCACGGACGCGTGGGATCCACAGCAGGCCGCCGCGGGGCGACTCGGTGAACTCGCGGGTGCGGACACCGAGCAGCGTGCGGTACGCCCCGCTCGCCACCTGAGGATCGGTGGCGAGCTTGCAGAAGATCGCACGGCCGATGCACTGCTCGAGGTCGACGGGCCGGATGACGTCGTGCCGGCGGAAGAACTCGGCGAGCGAGGGACTCGACGCCGGCAACGTCGGCCAGGTCCCCGGCGCGGGGTGCCCGTGCTCATCGAAGAGGTCAAGCTGTGTTGCCGTCATGATCGGGCCTCACGATCCAGCTTCTCGACCCATGCGACGGCGACGGCGGCGACCTGGATTAGTTCGGCGCGGAGCTTGGCCGAGTCGTCCTCGGCATATGCCTCGTTGACCTCCTCGTCGAGGATGTCCTTGAAGGAGACCAACCCGAGCGCTGCGGCATTCTGGCAGCGTTGCCGTGCTGCTTCTGCGTGCTTCTGGTAGCCGGGACCAGTGCCGTCGAAGTGGTTCTGCTCGCCCCACTTCTCGTCTTGGCGGGCGCGTTCGGCGCGGATCTCGTTGAGGATCTTGAGCGGCACTGTCATGGTCACTCCTGGATTTCGTTGATTCGGTCGGCGAGCCACTCGGTGTAGGTGCGAGTGCTGCCGGGGTAGCGGCGCAGGTGGTACGAGGTGTGGTGGCCGAGCCGTAGGTACCCGTCGGCGTCGTGGAGCGCCTGTGTGTAGGCGCGCCAGACCTCGGGTGCGTTGTGCCAGTCACGGATCGTGGCCTGCCACCGTCGTGTTCGGACCCGGTCGACGAGGTCGTAGCCCCATGACCGCAGATCGGCGAGGGCGAACGCCGCCGACTGATCCGCGAATGTCCGCAGCGGCGAGTCCGCCGGGCAGCACGTGATGACGTCGGCCGGGTCGGCGAGGTGCCAGACGGGGAATGCTCGCTCGTCGATCTCGCGCTCACCTGCGATACCCCACGTGGTCGGCCCGGCCGGCGAGTAGGGCCATGGCATGAGCGGATCGGAGATCAGTCCGACACCGCGGACGTCCAGTTCGGGGTGCTCGCCGTGTGCGATCTCGGCGGCGACGTTGCCCGCGAGCGCTCCCCCGCCCGAGTAGCCGGTGATGACTACCGGGTTGGGGTCGCGTCGGATGTGGTCGAGCAGCATCGTCCGCCCAGAACGCAGCGCCGTGTCGAACGAGGAGCCGAGCGGCGCCGGCACCGGGCCGTACTGGGCCGACCATGGCACCTCGACGACCCGGAACCTCGCCAGATCGAGGTGCTTCGTGACGTTGGCGAGCATCGACGCCTCACCCATCGGCTCGCCGATGCCGCGGCAGCGCAGGACGGTGATCACTCGCCACAACTTTCCGGGCCGACGAGTTCGAGGTAGACCTCCTCAGGTTCCGGCCACTCGGTATCCACGAGGTAGCGGCCGGGCGGTTCGTTGAGAAGGAGGTCGTGCTCCTCGAGGTCGTGCTCGCGGACAACGCACCCGTTGTACGGCACGGTCCACCCGTAGCCGCTGTGCCATGTATGCACGACACCGTGGAACTCGAACTCTTCGACGCCATCCCACGGCAACGAAGGGCACGAGCACACCAGGCAGCCATCACATTCGCAGGTGTCCAGCGGTTCGTCCGGTCCGTTGGCGGCGGATACCCCGTCGACTTCGTGGGGCTCGTCGCACTCCTGCCAGCCAGTGCAGTGCGGTGCACCGGGACATTCGAGGTCGTACGCGTACTCGACGTCAGCACCCTGAAGGTCAGGATCGATGCGCTTCACGAGGACGTGCAGCTTGCGGTCGGGACTCACACTGCCACCTCCTGCGGGGCGTTCCGCTGCGCGAGCTCGAGCACCGCGTCTGGGGTTTCGGGGTGCAGCTCCGGGTCGCCGTCGTCGGGTCGGGTCAGGTACTGGACGGCGTGGGTGTCTCCGGGCTCCCCCGCCTTGAGGACGCGGAGGCCGATGACGCGGGCGGAGGTGAGGTTCCAGATGCTGCCGTCGATGCTGGCGTATTCGAGGACGAGGCTGGCGGGGAACACCTGGTAGTTCGTCTTCGGGTCGGGCATCGGTGGCTGCTCGTCGATCCGCACCTGCACGGTGCGCGTCCACCGCTGGTCAATGATGGTGTTGGTCATGCCAGCCTCTTTTCGAATCCGTTTGCGAGCCAGCCGAATGCGATGACCGCGCCCATCCCCGCCCCCGCCGCCGTGAGGGCGACGGCGAGGGCGAGGGACGCGAGGGTGCGGGTCACTGCTGGTCTCCGGCGGGCTCTTCCCCGGTCTCGAGGAAGCGGATCGTGGAGGCGACCTCAGAGGCCGTCAGATCCTTGACTGCGGTGATGTCCCGACCTTCGCGGGCGGAGAGGAAGGCCTTCCGTTCCTCGGCGTTCTTGATGCCGGCCTTGGTGAGCGCAGCGGTGAGGCCCTTCAGCTCCTCGGCTGATGCGGGCTGCGACCCGTCTCGTTCCGTATCCTTCGGCTGATCCTCGGCTGGTCGCTCGTCGGGCTGATCCTTCGCCGGGACCTCGGTTGGTCGGCCACTCTCGATGTCGGCGGCGGTGACGCGGCTCGGCGGGAACGCTTCCTCGCGGGTGATCTCCCGGTTCTTGATCGAGTTGAAGGTGATGCCGAGTTCTCCGAGGTCCTGCTCAGTCCATTCGTCGGATGGTCGACCGATCTTGGACTCAAGCTGCTTGCGGCTCACTCCGATTCCGTCGAAGTGACCGATGCTGTTCGCGATGCGGGTGGCGAGGGGGATTCCGCCGCCGTCCTGCAGGGTTGCGTGGCAGCGTTCGGAGGCTTCTTCGACGAACCAGGCTGGGAGGACCGCGAAGATCGCTTCACGGACGCGGCGGGCGCCGGCGTTGGCGTTGTTCTCGTAGATGTCCCGCATGTCGGTGAGTTGACGGGTGCCCTGCCGGGTGTCTCGCTTGTGCGGGACGATGAATGTGATTGCGTTGCGCGCGTTCGTTTCGAGATCCCAGGCGAACGCCTGCATTTCGGACTCACCTTTGTCGTCGTCGCGGCGGAGCTCGGCGACGCCGTACTGGATGTTGCCCCAGCAGCGGGCGAGTTCGCGGGCGAGGTGGATCGACGGACCGGACACGGTCTCACCGCCGCGCGGGAACGAGAAGAACGCCCTGTCGGCGACGGACTTCTGTGCGGTGCTGTCGCGCATCTCCTCGACGGCGATGGGCTTGCTGCGCCGGTTCTGCTGGGCGACGAGGACGGCGGCCTGGACCTCGGCGATGGCGCGGGACTGCTCGATCGCGGTGGCCTGGCTGACCTGTGTGCGTGCACCGGCGGGCTGGAACGCGGGCTGGTAGCGGGCAGGGCTGTTCGTCATGCGTGACTCCGTTCAGATGGGGGTGTGGTTCGGCGGGCGCCGGTCACCACGGGAGTTGGTTCTCGTGCTGTCGCCGCCACCATGCGGGCAGGCTGACGAGGTGGACGTCGTCGCTGTAGTCCGGCCACAGACCGGTCTCCATGCAGGCAGCGAAGAGGTCGACGGCCTTGCGGTTGAGCTGTCGTCCGACCTCGATGTCGTCGGAGTGCAGCTCGATGACCGAGACGAGGTAGGGCGGGTTCTTGTCCTGGACGACGAACAGGAAGATGGGGTCGTCGGCGATGCCGAGTTCGATCAGGCCGTCGATGTAGAACGGTGCCTGCTGTGCGTACCCGAAGTCCGCGGCCGACTTGGCGAACTTGTCCGGGTTCGCGGAGGTGCTCGACTTGTAGTCGACGATGACGGTGCGTCCGTTGACGGTGAGGTTCGGCATCCAGTCCGGCCGGCACCGGAGGCGAGCACCGGTGTCCGGGTCGTCCCAGTACATCGACAATTCGGGGGTGCCGGACTCGAGGAGTGCGGCGGCGTGCCGGTTACGGCGGATCGCGCGGGCCATGGCGCGGACCTGTTCGACCTCCTTCGTCAGCAATGGGGTCTTGCCCTCGGCGTAGATCGCGTCGCGCTCAGCCTGCGCCGCCTTGGTCTTCCAGTCCTTCGCCTCCACCTCGACGATCTCCTCGCCCGCACCGAGCACGAGAGTGTGCGCGGCGTGGCCGAGGTCGAACGCCTTCGTCGACTCACGCGGATTGTCCTGCGCGTAGCGGAACTGGGCGGGTGTCGACGGCGGGAGGAGCGCCCGGGCGCCGGAGGAAGACAGTGACAACTTGTCGCCGTGGTAGATGTAGTCCGGGATGTCGGCGAATACGCCGATCTGGTCGGGTGCGAGCAGATCGCTCACGCAACACCGCCTTTCGTGTGGTGGTCTGGTCGCAACGTGACCTGGTAGCAGGTGTTGCACATCCCCTTCGCGCCAGTGGTTTTCACACCGGGTGGTCGGGGTCGGAGGTCGGATCCGCTTCGGTTCACCATCTGGTGGTTGCAGACGGCGCAACGCTGCGCGATCTCGGTGTCGACGTCGATCAGCCCGAGCATCGCCAGCAGGTCCGCGGCCTCCGTTGCGTCGACGGCATTCGCCGCGACAGTGCGCATCGCCCGCTGAGCAACTTCGTCCGGGGTGTCCGGGATGTCCCAGACCGCACGCTTCGCATCGATCTGCATCAGCACGTCACCGCCGACCGGTACTTCGCGATGCCCCAAACGATCGCGTGGCAAGCCATCAGGTAGTGGTGGTCGTAGTCCGTCAGATCCCACTCCCAGACGTCGGCGAACTCGAACTCCTCGTTGGTGCGCCAGTCCCGGTAATCGAAGTTGTAGAGGATGTGTCGGGCGTCGGCGAGGCTGTACGCGTACGCGTTGTCGAGGACGTCCTCGCGGATGGTCTTCCACAGGCGCACCTTGTCCCTGTACGCGTGGCGGTTATCCATGAAGTACTGGACGACCTGCTGTTTGAACTTCTCCTCCGAGAAGGAGATGGCGGGGTTGTCGCCGCGGATCTTCTCGGCCCAGTAGCCCGGGTTGATCCCACCGCGGGCACCTGCGTTGGCCGAAAAGAACTCGAACATGTCGTCCATTCGAGCGAACTGGTACGAGTGCACGTCGCCGGTGACGACGAGGTTGTGCGGCCACGTGATCAGGTCGAACCAGAAGATCGACGTATCCGGGGACTGGAACCGGATGTGCCGGTATAGGCCATCGTCCTTCAGCACCGTCATCTCGTGCTTCTCGACGTACGTGGCGAACATCTTCTTGGCGTCGCTCATGGCGTGACCCCGTTCTCGCGGTCGACCTGGGCGTCGCGCGCGTCGTCGGCCCGCGCTCCCCAGTCGAGTTCGCCGCCGTCCGGTCCGCGCTCCTCGGCCAGTTGCTTCTCGAGCTGATCGGCGGCGCGGAGCAATGCCGCGGCCACCTTGCGCGCGTCGTCGGGGCTGTCGACCCAGACGACGTCAATGCAGATCTCGTCCCCGTCGATATGGGTGACCGCGTAGTCGCCGGCGAAGTGCTCCTCGGGGAGTTCGACGACCGCGTACCGCGCGAGCACGGCGTCGGCGATCGGCCCCCAGTACTTCTCGTTGAACTGGACGAACAGCGATCCGTTATCCCCGGCCCTCTTCAGGAGCTTGGTGAGTTCGTCGCGGATGGTCATGCCGTCACCAGCAATCCGTAGCCGATGAAGCCGAAGACCCCGCCGAGGATCAGGCACAGGGCCCAGCCCATCCAGGAGTGCCACTCGAATGTGAACCAGTCTTCGAGCTTGTCCCAGCCACTTGGCTCGGGCGCTTCGTCAATCGCAGCGGCGAGGTCGTCGAAGAGGTCGGGCGTCGCCGGGTGCGGGTTCGCGAGGTTCATCGCGGCGTAGACGGCGCGGTCGAACTCGACATCCGTCAAGGTCGGCTGCTGGATCCACACAGAACGCAGATCCCGCTCGACCTGGTCGTGGATCGGTGTGGTCATGAAGTGGTCATGCAAATCGTCGCCGTCAATGCGGGCGTCGAAAGTTGCTGTCATCGCAGTCTCGTTTCATTCACAAGCTGTGGATGGATGTTGTTGGTAGTGCTCGGTTCGGCAGGCACATCGCCGGAATCAGCCGGGACACCGACCAGTTCGCGGGCCTCGGCGTGTGTCAGCAGGCCTGCCTTGAACTCGGCGACGAACCGCTCAGCGATCCGGCTGTGGTGGTCGACCAGGACGCGGGGACGATGGGTGTGTGGGACGCCGGCGAGGGTGGAATCCAAGTCACTCATGGGCGCACCGTGATCTCGTCGCCATGGACCACGTCTGTGGCCCCATCGGAGTACGTCACCTGCCACATGCCGCCGCCACGGCGCAATGCATTCGCGACGGACACAGACGCAGTACCGAAACCCACGGAGGTCGGGGCGACCTTCTCGATCTGCACGGCCGTGCGCACCGTCGTCACACGCAGCGTCGTCATCACGACTCACCGCCGTCCGGCGGAATGGTCGCGGAGGACGCGTCGGTACCGTGACTGCCGTCTTCCTCGCCTACGGTGGTGACGCCAGAGTCAACACTCAGAGGGGAACCCGGATGGCAGACGACGCTCGACTTGATGATCTCGCTCGCAGAATCGATGCGGTCCCTGACTCGCTCACCGGAGTGAAGTCGATCTACCAGGCCTTCCATACCCTCGCGTCGAACAACTCGCGGCCCGCCACTGCCGCCGAGATGATCGACGCCATGACCAAGGGGCTCGACGAGCTCGAGGAGCGACTCGCCTCCAGCGAGAGCGACGCGAAGTAGGACCACGAGTTCCTCAAGCACGATGGCACGGACGTCGGCGCGCGTAAGGTGCTTCGGCTCCGACCGGTTCGGCAGAACCGCCAGCCCCTCCTCTGCCAGTCGACGCAGGTACGCGTCGTTTACGCTTCCCCCAAAAGAAGGAGGAGGCACATCGTGGCCCGCATCATTTTCAATGGCTTCACTTACGACATCAGCCAAACCAGACTCGATGCGACCCGCGAGCTGCTCCAGCGATTCGCCGAGGGCAAGACCATGGGTGTCGTCATGTCCCTCACCCACGACGGCGCACGACACCACCTGTTCATCACCCCGGGCGCGCCCATCACGCTCATCGAGTAGGGCGGCGGCCTCGTCCTGACCGCGGTGCATCTCCTCATGCGCCTCGATGTCCTGCCGCAGCTCGTACTCGTCCTCAGCGGTCTCCGGATGGGAACCGCCGATCCCAAACCCGCAATCGCTGCATTCGTAGAGGATCACGCGGACCACCTCGCGGCGTCGGCCATGAGGGATTCCATGAACTCGTCGACATCGGATGCACGCCAGTGCAGCGCGGAGGTGATCCCCTCCCCTGCCTTGAACCCCTTGGAGTACAACGGGTGCGGGCCGTGGGACGCCATCCAACCCTGGGTGCGCATCTTCCGGATCGTCTGCGGCGAATGACCGGTGAGGTTCGAGACCTCACGGATGTTGAGGGACCTCTCGCTCATGACGCACCGCCTGGAACGCGCTTGAAGCTTTCTGGGAAGTTGCAGATGAAGTGAGTCAGGGCCTGGTGCAGGGCGGCGATGTCCGTTTCACACAGGCTGTATGGCCCGATCTCGACGGCCGGGCTCATCGAGTTGATGATCACCCGGACGGGCATCGTCACGAACTCATCGGTCTCGTCGACAGTCGGCTCGATGACGCGCTCGAGGAGGACATGCCGGCTGACGCTCAACTCGGGGTGGCCATCGCGGTCGAAGTCGAGAACAGGAAAGCGGCTCATGCGGCACCGCCGTAGTACTTGTTCCAGACGTCGTCGAAGAGCGGTCGGTCAGACTCGTTGTACGCGTTGACGTTCCTGATCTGTCCCGATCCGGTTTCGAGCGGGTACTGCTTCGGCTCTTCGCCGTGCTCGAGGATGAAAGCGGCTTTGATGCGCTTGCCGAAGACAGGTGACGTCGACTTGATCTCCGCCTTCGACAGACCCTTCTCCTCGAGGAAGGTCTGCGCGTACAGCGGCGTGGTCGCAGCATCGAGTTCGGGTGCCTCGCCGAGCCCGCGGGCGAGCACGATCCTGGCTTTCGCCTCCAGGTGCTTCGGATCGATCAGGCCTTGCGCCATCTGGATCAGCGAAAGGTGCCCCTTCGCCCGGTCCAACTCGGTGAGCTTCTTCTCTACGATCTCCGCTTGTCTCGTGCGGATCGCGAAGTAGGACTGGGCGGCGGCGATTGCGGGCTTCCTTGGGTCGCCGTTCATGACGGTGAGGTATGCACCGAAGCGGGAAAGCTCGACGTCCGCAACCTCTCGACGACCGCCCTTGCCGAGTTCGATCATCTTGCCGGCGTCGACAAAATGATCTCGGGCCGGGCTTCCGCTGTTCTCGCATGCGATCCGAGCGCGTTCGATGGCGGCCGCGAAATTGCGCCAGGTCTCGTAGTCGGTGAGCTGCGCGAGCCTGCGGGCTGACCAGAACTCTGAGCCGTCTGGACGGAGCTGACGCTCGTCGTCGAATGACGGCGATGCTGCCGTAGTCTGAATCTCAGACATTGGTTCTCCAATCTGTGTCGTGGCCCTCAGCTGCTCCACCAGCTGGGGGCTTTTCTTATGCCGGTACCGCGTGGCGGCGTTTGGCATGTCTGACAGTTGACACTGAGGGCGTGATTGTTTGCTCGTGGGCCGCGAAGAGGTCCTCCCACGGAACGTCGAGCCTGTTTGAGATAGCCATGGCGAAGGCCTCGGAGAGGTTTCGTAACTGGCCGCTTTCCACCTTGTAGATCGCAGTCTGCGACCGGCGGACGAGCATTGCCAGTTCGCGCTGCGTATACCCCCGCTGCTTTCGCCACCTTCGGATTTGCCCGGGATCGCGTACCTGCATCCAGATCTCCCTACGTAGCTGTGGTGGGCGGGTCCGCTTCATCATGCCTCCTGGTAATCGCTTTGACAACTGTCATGATTGCCGATTGACGTGTGGTTGTCAACGCGACAACCAGTGAAACTGCGCCGTGGTCTGGAACTATGAGCTAGTCGGTTGTTTTTGAAGACGTGTCACGCTCTGGCACTACTAGAAACACTTAGGGGAGAGTTCTCAACGTGAACGAAGTCCAGACACTGCGCCAGCTGCTCCAGAAGGCTGCTGACCTCCGTGACCTATCAGGCCGCGGTCTGGCCGACCTCGCGACAGCGAACGGATGGAACCTCAATCGCTCTACGGTTTCAAAGGTTCTCAACGGAACGTATTCGTCACGCCCGTCTTCGGACACGATTCGGGCAGTCGCTTGGCTGGCCGGCGTCTCTGAGCGCATCGCGTTTGAGGCCGCTGGACAACCCGTTCCGGGTTCGTCGTTCGCGGACGAGTTGCCAGAAGAGGCGAATCTACTGGCCCCCAGGGAACGCAAGATCATCGTCGATTTCATTCGCGTTCTCATCGAGCATCATCAACGACCGACTGGAGAAACAGATGACCAAGAAGACCAGGAACCGCGGCAGGAAGAGAGCGGCCAGGAGCTCGACGGCGCAGGCAGCAAAGCGGGCAGGTCAGGAGCCCCCATGATTGACGATCTTCAGATTCGAAGTATCCGAAGCGACGCACTGGCGAAGCACTACGAGTGGGTTCGCGAGAAGGCGCTCGGGCATTCCGCACGCAAGGTCTTGATGGACCAGGCGCGAAACACCCTGACGCGCCGCGGCGCCCCTGGCCTCGACCCCGATACTGTCGTCGAGCCCGAAATCAATGACCAGCGCTACGTGCAGTATCTCGCCTGGCGTCAGCTCCTGGACCAAGGCGTCGGCGACAGATCGCTCATGCCGCTATCTGCCACCGCCGAGAAGGCTGCGGCTCGCCGGTGGCGTCGAGAATTTGCCGAACTCGTGCTGCTTGACACCATCAGGACGCGAGATATATCTGACGGCGTTCGAGAGTTCGTATTGCAGGATGTGGTTTCCGCGCTCGATCGAGTGATCATTGGCGGCGTGGAACCGATTTCCACAATGACGCACTACCTCAACGCTGCAACCTTTACTTCGTCGAGTCAAGGACAGGACCCTGACTATCTCGCCGCCCAGGAGGGATACGAGCCTCTGGAGTCTGGCGCCACTATGCCCCAGCTACCTAGCGGCCACGAGGACGCCGGGCAGAGCGATTACGCATTGGCTCAGCGCAAGGGCGAGACAGTCGAGCGCAAGCGGCGTCGCATCGAGGGTGAGCCTTGGGACCATGCGGATCCAGAGGGACCGGAGGACGGTGCGTAAGAACAGGTTCCAGCGAACCTTGCTTTGACTGAGTCTCGCCAGTTACCGACCAGTAAGTCGCCTTTCGAACACGCGTTCGAGTAGATTGTGGGCCTACCACAAGACACCGACACGTTTGGACGGGGCGCATGGTTCACCGATGGCATCCATGGCGGCATCTTCAGCGGTGCTATCCGCACCTCGAAGTCACCTTCCCGAACTGCCTGAGGTTCGGGTGCCTGGGCGAGTGGACCTCCGCCGGTATCGAGATTGACGGAACCTCAAACCAGCGTGAACGTCGCTGCACACTCACCCACGAGATCGTGCACATCGAACGCGGCCCGGTGCCCAACGACCCACACCTTGCCGTGAAGGAGGAACGCGTCGTCGAATGCATCACGGCGCGTAGGCTGATCAGCCTTGAGACGCTCATCGACGCGCTCGTATGGAATCGGCTGCGAGTCGACGACGAGATGGCCGAAGAATTGTGGGTCGACCTGCCGACGCTGCAGCACCGCGTCCGGGATCTCACGGACGGCGAGCGCCGGTACATCGATCAGGAGCTCGAACGCAGAGCATGATCGAGTGGAAACTCGTATCGTGTGCCGCGCAGCCGTCCGCGCGCCCTCCACAACCGGTGTGATCGACAACACCCACTGGTTCGCGTGCGATTTAGGCAACCAAACCGGCCGGTTCTGAAATAGTGCTCCAATGTCCCGGTCTCGACCGTGGCGGTCTCAGCGCTGCCTGTTTCCGCACGTCACAGTTAGTGTGCAGCAAATGCCACCACCGCCGGGGCGGTGGGTGTGAGCGGCCAGCCAGACTGCCGATCGGCGCGCAGCTCCTCACGGTTCGTCGTCCCGGGCCGACCAACCGCCGCCGGCAGAGATCGGCCGGGCGGCGACCATCGCTACAGAACAGCACAACAATGAAACGCAACCCCCAATGCGAGAGGATCACGGGAAACGTGAGCAAGGACAGCGCGCCTGAGAAATGGGTCATGGCGCCGCACACGAAGGCGAAACATCAGATTCTCAACGACTACCTCGGCGCTTGGTACCCGATTTTGTCGAACGGGCGCGGCCGGGTTCTCTACATCGACGGATTTGCTGGGCGTGGCCGATACGGCGACGGTAGCGATGGTTCGCCCCAGATAGCGTTGCGCAGGCTGCTGACGCACGACAGTTTTCCTCAGATGTCTCAATGCGAGTTCATGTTCATGTTCATTGAGAAAGACAAGGACAACTGCACAGCGCTCGAGGGCGAACTCGAGGCCATGAGGTCGGAGTATGAGAAGGAGAAGCCTTGGCCCTCCAACGTTCATCCGCATGTGATCAACGGCTCATTCGACACCGAGATGACCGAGCTGTTCCGCATTGTGCGGGAGCAAAACAAGCAACTCGCGCCCACTTTCGCCTTCGTCGATCCTTTCGGTTACACGCGGTTCCCGATGGATCTGCTCGCGCAGATCGCCGCGACGCCTAACAGCGAGCTGTTCATCAACTTCATGGTCGGTTTCGTCCAACGATTCATCACTCGAGACCATCAAGAGGCAGCGATCAGCGCACTGTACGGCAGGGCGGTCGACGATGTGCTGGTCGGACTTGAGGAAGGACACGACCGGATCGACCATCTCGTCGATGTCTACGCCGACGCGCTGGCGGAAAAGACGAATCTGCCCTACATCCAGCGCTTCTACATGCTGAACAGGACCGGAAACGTTTCGTATGCGCTACTCCACGCAACCAAGAACCGGCTAGGTGTTAAGCGCATGAAAGCTGCTATGTGGAAGGTCGATCCGGGCGGAAACTACCGCCTTGCCGACCGCACGCATGGGGAAGCTGTTCTGTTCGAACCGGAGCCCAATCTGGCTCGCCTCGAGGCAATCATCATCGCGAATTTTACAGGGCATTCTGGGGTCACCAAGGACGACGTACAGTGGTTCACGGTCCTCGAGACCGCCTTCCGCGAAACGCATGCAACCCCGCTGCTGAAGAAAATGGAAGGTGACGGGACGATCGTCGTGCACCGGCCGCCGGGGAAACGAGGATTTCCGGCCGGCGTCACCTTCGATTTCGTCTAAGCGCTCGCCCTTTGGGGCATCTCATCCCAGAGCTCGCCATCAAGAAGGCGACCGAGAGCTTTCGGGGTCCGGCCACCCCATTGCTTGAAGAAGAACGGCACGCCGGCATCCGTGCACTCGTCACGGATACCTCGCGCCCACGACAGTTCCATCGGTCGATAGTTCGAGCCAGACTCGCCACCGGCGATCACCCACCCGATTCCGTCCAGGTTGATCCCATCGAGAGGGCCTAGCAGGGGCTCGCACGATAGGAATCTGACCGCGGCCGGCACATTGCGGAGGTGGTCAACTCGATCCAGCGCGTCACCGTTCTCGACTGAAACTCCCATCCACACGTTGTCGGGCCAATCGAGCTTGTCGGCCATTCGACTCAGCCGAAGGGACCGCTTAGTCAGAACCTGATAAGTGTGCTGAGGAGTCTCACGCATGACATCGAAAACATCCCGCACGAACCCGATAGGAACCTTTGCATGAAATAGGTCACTCATCGAGTTGACGAAAACAACGCGAGGATTACGCCATCGACGTGGCTGGTCGAGCGCGCCTGGATGAACCGTCACACCAAATCCGGGACCCGATGTGGCGGGGTTGCCGTCATTCTGATACTTCTCGGCACCCATCGCTTTCAGGCGCTTGGCAAGGGTCAGCGCGTAGCAGTTGTCGCAGCCTGTGGATACGCGGTCGCAGCCGGTCACCGGATTCCACGTTGCTTCGGTCCACTCGATCGACGACTTGTCGGCCACGCGATCTCACCACCATTCGAAAATTTGTTCGATATCGTTGATTGCTTGACACCATACCCTTGGTGGAGCCTAATTGGCGAGAGTATCAACACGCGAATTCAACGGGGTGCCAATCGAATAGGTGTGGCACCGGGCTGTCACGCCCTGGAACATCGTCGAGTAGTGAAACAGAACCCCCGCGCCCTCAATGGGTTGTAGGAGCGCGGGGGTGAGGCGAACCCGAACAGGTTCAGTAGGAGTGTAGTCGTGACATACGGCAATCCCTGGGCGGTGCGCTGATGCCCCGCCCGCCGCTCGCCCTCGGAACGTGGGGGCACATCAAACGCACCAAGGTGGATAAGGGCCGCTGGTACGCCGACGGCCGCTACCGCGCCCAGAACGGGCGCACCCGCCGGATCCGGCGGTACTCCCCCGAGGGCGTCTTCGACCGCGAGGGGGCCGCCGCCGAGCGGATCCTCATCGAGGCGATGAAAGCCGCGTGTGAGTCCACGGGAGATCTCGATGGCACGACGACCATCGACGAGCTGTGGACCGTGTACCGGGTGGAGCTCGTGGAGAGTGGCAGAGCACCGCGGACCTTGACGCGGTACGACGACGTCGCGAAGTTCATCGGGGCACATCTCGGTGGGCTGCGGCTGCAGGAGGTATCGACGCAGCGACTTGAGACGTTCCTGCGATCGGTCACGGAGGTGAACGGCGCCGGCAACGCGAAGTCGACCCGGTCGGTGCTGTCGGGGATGTTCTCGATGGCGACGCGGTTGGGTGTGGTGAAGGCGAATCCGGTGCGAGACACGAAGCCGCCGACGTCGAAGTCGACGAAGCAGCCGCGGTCCCTCGAACCGGAGCAGTTGGCGAAGCTGTTGGTGGATCTGCGGCAGTCGACGATCCCCTGCCCCGCGGTCGGGAAGGGCGGCGTGCCGATCCCGTCGAAGTACCGGGTGCCGACCGTGGCGGAGTACTGCGCGAGCGTGGACCTGGTCGACGTCATCACGATGTTCGCGGCGACCGGCGTGCGAATGTCGGAGCTGATCGGTATGACGTGGCCGAGCCTGGATCTGCAGGCCAAGACGATCACCCTGTCGGAGAAGGCGGCGCGGGTGCCCGGCAAGGGGCTCGTGTTGGTCAGCCGGGACGACGACCCGAAGAACACGAACCGGACGTTGGCGCTGCCGGACTTCGCGATGACGATGCTGCGGGCCCGCAAGCTCGCCGCCTCGCCGAACGCGCATCAGGTGATCTTCCCGTCGAAGGCAGGCACGATCCGGGACGCTGACGCGATGAACGTGCAGTGGCGGCGGGTGCGTGCGGCGCTGGATCTGGATTGGGTGACCGCCCATACGTTCCGCCGCACGGTGGCGTCGCTGTTGGACGAGTCGAAGATGGGACCGCGGATCACGGCGGACCAGCTCGGGCACGCGAGTCCGTCGATGACGATGGACAAGTACATGTCTCGAGGGAAGGTGCGCCCGGAGGTGGCGGCGATCCTCGATGCGGCGGTGAAAGTGGAGAGTAAACGGAGAGTCGGCGAGGAACGCGCCCAGTGA